TAATTCACTGTATAAATCACTATCCTCTCCCCACTCATCTGCTACAGCGTTTAATAAACTACCAATTTTATTTTCTTCTATTTTAGCTTCCATCATATCATCTTTGCCTGGAAATTCATCTGGTTTGGAAAATAAATAATAACTCATTTCCATTTTAGCCCAATCTTCAACATCTTTTTCAGTTGGATCTCCTTCACCATCAAAGAAGTAACTTGATGATTCATCAAATCCTTCATCATCGTTCATAAATGCGTCTACAGATTCAATTTCTTCAGGATCAATTACTGATTTAAGATAATCAGAAATTAATACTTTATTTAATGTAGGAAATTGTTCGTTACCTTCAATTTCAACACTAACATATTTATTTGCTTTACCTTCTTCAACTGTATCTTCAGATAAACTAATACCAGGAAGACCAGCCATTAATGCTATCAAAGATGTTGAATCACCTTTCATAGCTTTTTCAGCTGCTGCTTTTACTTCTTCTGGTTTTAATTTACCAGATTTAATCATGTCATCTACTTTATTACCAGCACTTTCGTTAGTGTTCAGTGGATCAAGAGCTTTTAAAGAAATTGAAAATGGTGAACCATCTTTCTTTTTAAATTGAGCGCGTTGTTTTTCTTTATCAATAGCTATAATTGTACCAATATCTCCATTAAAAAAATCATGTGCTTGATTATCAAATTGAGTTACATTTTTATTAATTTTAGCTTTATCTCCTACTTCTAAACCTTCTTTAATAGTTTTCTCAGATCCAGTTACACCTTTATCGGGCATTACTTTAACACCTTTTGGTTTAGCTGTACCTTCTTCTTTTTTACCTAAATTATCTTTAACATTAGATTTTTCGTCTTTCTTAGTTTCTTTTTTTAAATAACCATCAGCTTTAGCTTGCATACCAGGAGCATCTGTTTCAGGTGCTTTAAAAGTATATGGTGATTGTTCTTGATTTAATAAACTAGAATAAAAATTAGCATCTTTAGCTAGATTTTTTAGTACAGTAGTTTTAGCTTTTTCTAAAGCCTCGTCTGTGTATTCACCTAACTCATTTAATTCATGAGCTAAACCATGACGATATTCGTATGGGTTAGCATAATCAATATGAAGTTCTTTTAACTTAGATTCTGTAGCTTTTTTAGGTTTAACTTCGGCTTTAACAGCTTCATCAGCTTTAGATTCTTTAGTTTCTTCAGTTACAATACCTTTGTTTTTAAGGATTTGAACAGCGTCAGTGTATGAGGTTAAGTTGGTAATATACGGTAAATTGTTATCACGTCTTACTTCATATAAGAATTTCTCGCGACTAACACCGCCAGACTTATGTTTTCTATATAATTCTAATGTTGTCATATGTATAAATATTAATGTCCTTGACCACGATAATTTCTTTCAGAACGATCGTGTTTGTTATATGATTTTTTTGCTTTACCTGTTTTACGTTTACCAAATGATAATTTTTTAGAATCACCACCGCGTGTTGCCTTTGCCATATTAAATATCGTTTACTATAATTTGATTAATATAAGCGCGAATATCTTCAACTTCAAATCCATCAGCTTCTAAATCTCCCATTATACCTTCAGCGGCTGCTAATAAACTTAAGATATGATTTCTATTAACTAAACTATTCATTCTTTCAAACGCTCCACCTTCTAAATCTCCCATTATATCTTTAGCGGCATCACTTATTTCTTCTACGTTTGCTACTTCTTCTTGGTATTCACTTTCAGTGATTAAGCCAGCTAAGCGTTTTAATTTTGCTATTTCGTTTATTGGTTTTTTCATTATCTTAATTTTAGTATCCTAATTTTTTAATTCTTTCTTTAACAAATAAAGCTGCTTGTTGTACTGGGTAATCAAATTTCTTAGCAATACCTTTTAAGAATTGTAATACTAATTTATCACCTTCTGGATTATCTGATTTAAACATACGAACAGATTCTTCATTTACATTTTCATATTTAAAAGTACCTCCATCTTCTGGATCTTCCATACTTAAATCACCGTTTATTATTCTTTCAATTCTATCCATAGCTGGGTCAGCATAAATTCCTCCATCAGAGTAATTATCAATAATATTTTGAATCAGTTGAATATGATCTGAAGATAAAGTTTGAACATTATTTGAAGATAAATTTTCACTTAATTCATTTTGTCTACGTCTTGAGTAGTCACTAACTGGTTCTTCGTCTTGTCCTACTTCAGCATCAAATCCTACTTCATCAACAAAATCTTGTAATTCACTTAAAGCATCTAATAAACCTTCTTTATCAGCGGTTGGAATATTAGAGTTAGTAGATATATTACTAATTAATCTACGAAGTTTATCATCAGCACTTGCTATTTTATTAATATCCATTGATTCTTCAACTGGTTTTTTAGTTTCAAATAATTTGTTGAAGAATGATTTTAATTTATCATGTAAAGCAGAAGCATCATCGTCAGATAATTTTTTAGCTGCTTTAGAAATTACAGCGGTAATTTTATCATACATTTCCTGTACTTTAGCTTGGTCAACTGTTTCGTTAACACCACCAAATTGTTCTTCTTCTTTAGCTTCATTAGCGTATTTCTTACAATAAGAATAATCAACTTCATCTTGATTACCTTCATCATCTACACGATAGCATTTACCATCATTCACAGTGTATATTACTTCACGCTCAGCTAAGAAATCCATTTGTTTTTCAGCTTCAGCATCTTCAATATCATGACCCATGTCTTCTTTTACTTTAGCTTTAGCGTAAGGTCCTAACTTATTTTCTGTTAGGAATTTTTTCATATCAAAATTGTCTGCCATTTTTATTTTAGTTTTGTCGATTTAAAAAATAAGGATTTTGTTGATTCTTTAATTTGTTGAATTGATTTTTCAGTATATTTTTTATATTTCAATCCACCTTCACTTTCGCTTAATTCACTCTGTAAGCGATTCATATATTCAAATAAACGATTAATTTCATTTACTTTTTGTTTTACTTGTTTAACAGCTGAATGGAATTGTTCTGGTTTAGTGCGTGTTTTAGATTCGTTTCTAAACTGAGAGTATCCTTCTAATAATGATTCTTCACTTATTGGTGATTCAAATGAAGCATTATTGAAGAAATCAAAAATCCATTCAGCCATATCCATTGTAAAGTTATTTTCACCTATCATACTGATTAGGTTATTTACTTTAGCTAATGCTTTAGGATATCTTTGTAACTTTATATTGATAAATTCCTTACCTGATTTAAATCCAGATGCTTCTTTTAGATTTTTATTAACATCATCCATATCAATATCAATTTCTAAGCTAATGTTATTTTCTTTAGCTTTTTCATTATGAGGTTTGATGACAAGTTTATTAACCTTATCTTTTACTTTCATCACTATCCAATCCTCACCATCTTTAAAATGAATTATATCATCTACTTTATATCCTTCTTTTAAATACATACCAGTTAACTTTCTTAGTACTTTAACAATTTCTTCTCTTGAAGCACCTGGAGTGTTCATCCATTGTAAAAATACTTCTTGAGCGTCTGGAGATAATTTACCTTGTTGTTTCGCGGCTTGTAGGTAAGTTAAAATTTTATCAGTACTATTGTCTTCTTTTATATTTTTATTGGTGAACCAATCATAAGTACCTTCATCATTATCTTGTTCTTCAGGTTGAAATTCAATTTCACCTTCTTTTGTCCATTTCCAATTTGGAAATTTAGCTAATACATCATCGATAGTATTAACTTGTAATTTATTGGTTCTGTTTCCAGCAGCATCAATTACATTAATAGAGAAAGTACCTGTTGAAGGTTCAAAATAAACATCAGAATCAGTTTTAAGATCTGTACCGATATGAATTGCTTCATTCATCATCGCCGCTCTTCTGTCAATTTCTCCTTTATCCATATAAGGATTAGTTTCGCTTTGTCCTCTTAACTTAGAAATTGCGGCATCAATTTTATTTAACATATCTCCATATCTATCAGCTACAGGGCCACCTTCTGGTTCTGCTTCTTGTTCCATATCTTTTTCTATCTCAGCTCTTTTTTTAAGAAGCATGCTGATTTTAGCTTGATTTGGATTTGTTTTTTGAGCTTGAGTATTTGGAATATCTTTTTTAGTTTGAGTATTTAGAGCATCTTTTTTAGCTCTCATAGCCATTAAAACACGATCATTAATATCTATTTCTTTTAATGGCTTAATTTCACCACCTTTATTCCATACGTTTGTTACTTTGGTTTTACCTGTTCCTTTATCATAAAGAACATTATAAGTAATATCACCTGTCATTTCTTTATTAACAGCGGTAATTTCACCTGGATGTCCTAAGTAAGTTACTTTGTCTCCTACTTTAAAATCTTCCCATAATTCTTTATAGTCCATAGCTTTAGATGGACGATTTGGGATTGATGGAGCAGATTTCCAATCTTTAGGAGTACCTTTGTTATTACTTTTACCAAAAGCATATTTTGTAGCTACACCTTCACCAGCGCCAGCAGTAACAGAAGCGCCAGTACCAGTACCAGACATTTCTTTTCTAAGAGCGGTGGCTAATTCCTGTTTTAATTTATTTTTATCCATTTACTTTTTTGATTTCTTCAGCTAACTGCTGATATTGAAGTAAGGTTACTAAATGATCATCTTTTACAGATGATTTAGTAGATATCGGTTTAATCAACGTTATAACTTCGTTTAACTTAATTTCAATTGTCTTATCATTAACTTGTTTAACTAAATCAGTTAGTTCTTGTTTAACTTTATTTAGGTTTTCGTTGATGAATACTTTAAGATGTTCAGGATTAGAAATATTATTGATAAATTCTTTAAGAACTAATTTTTGTCTATCACTTAAGTCAGAATATTTAGAATTGAATTTTTCAATTAGCATCCTGTACGCCAATATGCGTATATTTTTATCTTCTTTATTGAAACTTTTAAGTTCATCCGAATCAGTATTTTCAATTAACTGTTTTTTCGTGATGTGTTCCATGATAGCAAGTTTATTGATTACGATTTGTTTCGGTTCAACAAACTTATTTTCCATTGCTGATTCAAATAGTGTATAAGCGGCAGCTAATGTTTTATAGTTATTTACTTTTGACTTGAAGAAGCTTTCTAAGTTATAATGTTTCTTAATTTCTTTAATTAAGTTGTATTTTTCCTTAAGTAATTCTTCTTTTTTTAATTTTTTAGCTAGATCAACAGTAGTATTGATTAAAGATTCAGCTTTACCTTCACTTAAACGGGGTGCGGTTAAGATAGTGTGGTAAAGTTTATGTTCTTTTGCTAATTCACTGTTAGTAAAAAATTTTTTTACAATTTTTACAGCCTTAGAATCAGTGTTTGCTAACGTATCAGATGCAATTTGACGCACTAATAGTTCAAATAATACACCTGTGTTACGAAATTTGTTATGTTTAATACGCATAATTTAGTATAATGATACTACCTATAAATATGTAGTTTATTTAATTTCATCGCGAATATTATCTTCATTTAACATATCACTTTCAAATAATGTTGTTTTACGACTTACTGGTAGTTTTTCAAACATTGCTTTGTTTTTTAAATATGTTTCTAACGCTAAAGGTGAACCACCTTTCCATTGGGTTTTAGATAAAACATCTTCTTGGTCTGCGCCTGCAGCGCGATATGTTTTAGCCCCAATACGATCTTTACCAAAAGCATTATCTTGTCTATTAATATTTGATACTGATTTTTCAGGACGACCAACTAAATGTACTGGTTCATTTGGATTTTTCTCATTATATCCTGTTGGTACTTCACCATCATTTCTACCTTTACCATAAGCTGTTGCTAATTGGTGTGGTGTACCATATACCTGACCTGTTTCTGATGGGTCATTTCCTTCTTCTTCGATTTGGTTTAATCTAAACTTACGTTTTTTATCTTCAGCTATTAAATCACGATATTCATCATATTGATCTTCACTAAAGTGGAATATACTATCGTAAATCCAATCTGTTGGTAACAAATTGTTTTCCATTATTTGTGAAGCTAAATCAACTTTTTCTTTCATTAGTGCTATACGTTCTTGATCATAAATGATAGAAGGTGTTGTTAATGATAAATCAAAATTTGTTAAAGATTCACCATCATATCCTTGACTATATAAATGTACTAAGGCAATTTTGGTTAATTCTGATAATAATATTCTTTGGATACGTTCAACTGTACGAGCAAATCTGATATCTTCAGCTGCTAATGTAGCTTTACCAGTTAAATCTTTTTCATATCCCATGAATGCTTTAGGTATCTTAAGAGCAGCAAATAATTTGTCTCTTAAGTAAGCAACGTCTTCAATACCGTTATATTCTAATCCTTTTGCTGTGTCAATACGAGTTGATTGGTCATTTCCTCTTACAGGTATGTAAAAGTCTTCCATCATATTCATCATATTGTACTTAAGATTATATTGACCAGTTTGTGGGTCGACATAAGGTACTTTCTTAAGTTTTTGTACTGTTTTCTGCATAAATGCTTCTACCTCATTTGGAGGAATAGCTCCTACGTTCATATAAAATATTCTCTTTTCAGGAGCACGAACAATACGATGTATTAACATCGCATCTTCCATTAATATCATTTGTTTAAAAATTTTACGACCTGGTTCTAGATAACTTCTACCATAAGGTAAATAGTTAACGTCACTTATTAATCTAAAGTGAGCCATTTCGTAATTTTCAAAGTAAATATCTGATGTAGATGTACCCAAAGCGTATTGTGTTTGTGGTGATGTAATACCAGATACACTTGTTGGATCGTATTTGAATCTTACATAAGTAGGATTTTTAACATCAGTTCCTTCTTCACGTATAATTGAATAAGCTGAAAATGGTATTACATTATATACACCAAATTTTTCAGCTATTTCTAATTTAAGATAAAAATCTCCATACTTACACATATTACGAGCCCAACTCCATAAATTAAATTCAAGATTCAATACATCATAAAATAAATTATAAAGTATTTTCTGAATATTTTCATCACTTGAACGAATATGAAGCATTTCTCCATGTTCATTTTTTAAAGTACATTCATCTGCTATAATATCAAGTGCAGAAGCTACAATAGCGTCTGTATCCATTGATTCATAATCAGTATAAAGTTGTACTCTTAATGTTTGATAGTTGTAAACGTTGTTTACATTGTAAATTCCAGCTCCAGATGTTGTATATATTTTAGTGAATCTATCAACTAACGCGTTAGTCTGTAAAGTACCTAATGATTGGATACGATCTGTGTCTATTACTCTTAACTCATCTCCACCTATATTCCTAATAACGACGTCTGAAGAGAATAAACGTTTAAGATTTTGAAATAATCCCATAATAATTTGTATATGTTATAAATATTTGTTTATATCAGCCAGCTAATATCTTCCATACCTCCATTACCTGTATCCATTTGCCATGGATTTTGTTGTATTGGGGAGTGAGGATTATATGTAATTGGACCGCTAAGATATGATACTTTTCCTATTCCTCCAAGCGAAGCTCTAGTTAAATCCATTCCTGTTTGCTGAAAACGTAAAGCTGTATCTCTTAAAAACATACCTATACCAAATGCCATTACAAGATCATCATTGTATCCATCTGTAGATTGTGCTTTACCATTTTTCCAAATAAATGTTCGTAATTCTTCAAGTAATCTACGTGATTGTATTATACAAGCTCTGTCTCTCATGTATGCCTCTAATTTAGAAACAACTAATGGACGTGTTTTGATTGTATTTGAGAAACCAGGTACTAAATTATTTTCATTTCTATTTAAAAAATTATCCATACTTATATTTGTAGTATCTGATTTAGATGAATAGTACATATTTCTGTATCCTCTATCTACAACTGTTTGTACTGTGTCCCATCCTATATTAGCATTTTCAATTACAAGTAAAGCTTCATTATACTCAGTAGCTAATGCTACCAACATATGTCCATAATCTCTAGTTCCAACCTGACCCTTATATTCTGCTACTTGTTTTGCTTCTAGTACATCAATAACATGACAAGCTGAATAGTCTTTTCCATCTCCTCTTGCTACGTCAGCCACTACAACATAGTTTTTTGAATAATCAGGATATTCCCATTTCCATAAATTACCATCAAATCCACCCTTAGCAATAGGCTCTGCTTGAAATGTTTGAATATACCAATTTAAAATATCTGGTTCAATAACAGTATCACCTGAAGTACTAAAGTCACAATCACATTCTTGGGCCGCATTTCTAAGACCTAAAATAGCATCTTGTTCATCTCTCCATTTTTGAGTTCGTTCAGGATGTACAGTCCAAGGTAATTTAATAGAAATAAATCCGTTTTTACCTTCTTCTCCACCAATAAAAGTTCTATGGAACCAATTACCTGTACCATATGGAGTTGAAATAGCTATACATTGTCCTCCAGTGGCCAACGTTTGTTGAGCAGAAGCGAATATCTCATCTATACCTTCAATAAACGCTGCTTCATCTAATAACAATAATGATACTGCTTCAGATCTACCAGCGTCACCTGTCGCACCAATTGCTTTAATTTGAGATCCATTTGCTAATTTTAGACTTAATTTATTATTTTCTATTGCTTTTAATTGTAACCAACTTGGTAAATTATCATAAGCAAATTTTACTTTAGTAACCATGTTTTTAGCAGTTTCCTGCTTAGTGGCTATACAAAGTATATTTTTGTCCTTATTAAATAACATTAACCATAATGAGTAGGCAGATACTAGAGTAGATATACCTAATTGTCTTGATTTATTTACAATACTATATTTATTCTTTTTAAATTGGTTTAGCACTCCTTCTTGGAAAGGATATAAATTAAATTGGATACGACCACGTTGTGGATGTTGAATCCAATAATATTTTTTCATAAAGTAGACAGGATCTTGAGCACATTTAACAAATTCCTGTTTAATTATTTCCTTAATATTTTGTTGTTCACTCATGTATATAAATATATAAAAGGAACCCGACCTTACGGGGTCGGGTTCAGAACTATAATACTGAGACTATAGCGGGGATTGTTCCTAAGGTAGAACTATTTTACAAGTAAAAATGTCAAACCAGCTATTATTAATCCGGCTCCAATTTTACCTACTTTGGCTTGTATTTTAAGTTTATGATTTTTCAATTGAAGAGCATTATATTGAACTTTCCAATCTTTAATTTGAGTTTCTTGATTAACTACTATATTATTGTAGTTTAATTCTTTTTTATTAGCGATATCTATAACACTATCTTTATTTGCTATTCTTTCTTCATTTAGAACTATAATACTATCTTTAATAATTAATTGTTCTTTAGCACCATCTAATTCTACTAAATCTTTAGCAGCTGATATTAGTACTGGTTGTGCTAATGGAAGTGGATTGGTTACTGTGTCTGCGGGGTAGCGTTGGTTAAAGGATGATATTAATTCTTTTTCAGAATAGATATCAACTTTATCTTTAGACGAATCAACCCATTTATTAACAATAATCACTTTTGCTTTAGCATTATCTAATTTAACTTGTAAATCATAATCTAATTCATTTAAAGCACTTATTTCTAAATCTTTTTGATGAATGTCTTTTTGTAATGAATCTACAGTTTGTACTAAGCTATCTTGTTTTACTTTAAAATCACTAGATAAACTTGAGTAATTACATTTATCAGCAAATATCCAAAACAATAAAACAACGATAACCAGAGGAAAAATTAATTTTTTCATTTTTTTTTTATTTTTATTTAATATTAAATATCTTCTTCATCACCTAAATCAATTGGTTCATCATCAATGCCTAATTTTTTTAATTCAGCATCATCATCTGTTTTACGTTTTGAACCAATAGCAGGTAATGTATCTTCACCTAACGCTTTAAGAATTTGTTTCATAACAACTTTAGTATTAGTAGCTCCAAACTTATATTTGTCTAGATCATTTAATACTTTAATATAAGCTGTATAATCATCATTTTTTAATTCTTCTAATTTATCAACAAGTTGTTTAATTAAACTTGGTAATGCTGCTTTAGCTGTTTCTTTAGATTTTTGTTGAGATACTTTATAATCAGTGCTTGATAAACCTCCATCTTCAGCTTCTGCTACAGTTTTACCTGTTTTGATAGTTGATGTGGCGTATTGTTTAATAATTTTATCAATCAAATCTCCATTATCAACTAACCATTCTCCAGCTTTTGAACCAGCAGCTGTTATTTTAGGTTTTTTAAGTTTAGCTATATCTTTTTCAGATGGTTCTTTTTCTTCTTCATCGCCTTTTTCAGGTGATTTTTTAGATTTCATCTTTTTCTTACCAATAAATAGATCTTCAGCGTCATCAGGACTTACATATAAATCACCTTCTTCTGGTTCTTCTTCAGATGATGAAGCTGGTTTAGCAGTTGTTGTTTGTAATAATTGATTCCTAATATCGGGAGTAAAAGACCAGTTAACACCAGGAGCTGCATTTTTTTCAATTTCACTCTTTAATAATTCAACATCCATTGGTTTAACACCTTGTTCTTTCGCTTGAGCGATAAAATAATTAACAACCTGTTGTTTTCTATCTACTTTAAAAGTATCAGGTTTACTAATTCTATCTTTTATACCAGGAAAATCTGGATTTAATTTGTATTTTTCTTTAGCTGGGCGAGCCATTTCTTTAACTGGTACTCTAATTTTGAGTTTATTCTCAACTATAAATTTTTTAAAATCGAAATCCGCCATGGTTTGTGTTTGTTGTGTTAATAAATATTTTAATTTATGTTATCTAACATAGTATTCATACGATCAGCTGTAGATCCACTAAGTATTATCATCTTTTTAGGTGGATAAAGCGCTAGTAAACGTAAAATTTCTTGATTTATATTAGCTCTATATTCAAGATCTGTTTCTCTTACGCCATTATCTTCCATGTTAGTACCAATAGGATCAATATAAAATACAATATCATATTGATCTCTTAATGTCATAGCTGTGTTTAAAAAATGAGATTTTTCATGCATTGCTATTGATTTAGCTAACATTGTAAACGCAGATACATCCCATATAGTTCTATCAGTTATAAGATCTTTATGTAATAGTTCACTAGCTCTTTCAGCTAAAAATACTAATTGGCCATTAATTGATGAATCTGTGTTAAGAGGAATACCTAAATCGCGTAAGTATTTACTACGCTCAGTAGCTATTTTATATTTTTTGAACAATTTCAATTCAGATAACGCTTTAACTAACGTTGTTTTACCTACTGACATTGTTCCGCATAATCCTATTTTCATATTGGGGTGGGTATAGTTTAATATAAATATTGATCAGAGACGTGTATCGAATCTAGGATCTTTAGCTGGTGGTATACCATTTACGTCACGCTTACGGTCTAACCATTCATCTTTAGTATATTCAAATCCAAATAACCAATACTCTTTTTTACCGTTTGGGTGAATTACAGCCGCGTCTTCCCAATTATGTATTTTTCCATTTAAAGCATACACAATTGTGCCGTCAGGTTTTTTTAATCTTTTTGTTGGTTCTAATTTTTCTGCCATATTAATTTGATTTTAATAAAGATAGTTAATTAATTAAGGTCATTAAAATGACTGTTGTGTTAATTCAATAAGTGATTTTTTTCTAATTAATTTTTCAGCTACATAAATACCATGAGCTCCACTAACTGTAATACCACGAGCTGATAAAGCATCGCCTACAAAATGAACATTATTATATTCTGTTAATGATAAGTTATGATAATTAACTAATGGTTCAGGAGATAAATACTTTACTTCAGGAATGTACATACCCCAATCATCACCAAAGTTAAATACTTTATTCATTTGATCAATAAAATTAAGAATATGTTGAGCGTATTCTCCAAAAGCAGCATTAAATGAATCTAATGATGGTAACATAAAAGCATCAACATAGTTTCCTTCACTTGTTTTACTTATTGTACGTGATGGTGAATAATATAAACCAATGTTTTTATCATATTTTTTAATAACTACAGCATCATTTTCATCTGTTTCAAATTCATCTGCTATTTGAGCCTGGCATTGTTTTACAACATTTCTACTCCAAGTGAATGGATCTTCAATACCTTTAATTTCCATTAATATACCAAAATTGGTCATATCATTTCTATATTGTTCACCTTTTTTAGCGTGACCATTATAAGTTATATCCCCATACGTTTCCTCAACTGCCACATAAGCAGCGTTATTATTCGTGCAGAAACTGCGAATGGATATGTTATCGAATTTTTGATAGAGTTTAAAGTCATAACTGATATCTATTAATTTTTGAAAATATTTTTGTGGTGCTTCAAATCGAACACCAATTTGTACTGATTTAGGTTCATTAGGTAATTTATAACTATCTGCTAGTTGTTGAGCAAAATCAATACCTGATTTACCTACTGCAAATATGAGTGTATCATATTTTACTGAGTGGGTATCTGTATAGCCTAGTATACTTAGTGGGTTAAATAATACATTATTATTGGCAAAATCAATATTAGTTACTTCAGTATTCCACCAAAATTTAACACCTTTATCAACTAAATATTGATACCACGCTTTAGCAATTTCATGTAAGAAATTACTTCCAATGTGCCATACAGGAAACATTCTCAAACCAAAATATGGTTTAATAAATTCAGGTTCTTCCTGTGGATCAGACATGAATATTTCGTCTGGTTTGGGGTGAAAGCGAGTAAAATTATCTACTACTTGTTTCATTAATTCCATAGCTTTTTCTTCACCACAATACTTAGATAATTGACCACCAATTGCTGTATGGTAAGTTAATTTACCATCAGACCAACCACCAGCACCTAACATCCCTGTCATTACTTCTTCAGGTAAACGATTAATAGGATCATTTCCTTTATCTATGATTGTGATTAGACTACCATCATATCCATTATCTACTAATTTAGTAGCAGCGTTTATACCAGCTACACCTGCTCCTACAATTACTATTTTTTTATCCATTCAGGTACGTTATTTAGTTTGTTATAATTTAATTTTTTAATTCCAATTTTATCATTAATATAGAAGTTTCTATATGCTTCTATTGTGTTATTTGATTTATATTCATCAGGCATACATTGTGGTGGATCCCTAAATTCAGTAGATGGTATTTTATCTTCTAATAAAGATAAGTTATCTTTTACCCAAAGCAAAACTTTCTCTGTAGCGTGTTGTTTACCATATCTAATAACAAATTCATTACATATTTCTAAACCATGTTCAAGTAACCATTTAGCATGATGAATTGATTCACGAACCCATTTTGTTGATGGATGGTTATAATGAGCTTTTTTATATGGTGCTTCTATCCCATAATGATGAAATGTTGTACATAGCATTTGAGCAGACTCAATTTGCATTTTACGAATATGATCATCACATAACTGTTTAGCAGCTATTTTTGGATCAGGATGTATATAAAATATATTCATAAAATTAATATAAGTTATTTGCATAGGTCAAATAAAAGTGGCGCCCTTTTTAGGGGCGCCACAGCTGCCATATTTTATCTCTTTTGAGCGACAGGCTATGAATCTGTCTATATGTTAATAAAAATATTAATAACTAAAACCTTCTCCATCAATTATTACACCAGAACCATACTCTTCTTCTACTGCTTTTTTAATATCTTCACGATATTTTTTTAATCCCTTCACTCTAATTCTTTGATTACGGGTCCATCCAGGAAATTCAGTGTCCATATAATCAGCAAAAGCATCACCATCCATATCCATCATAAATGTATTAGTTGCTGGTTGAAATTGACCAAATTCTTTAATGTCCCAACTCCAAACATTGCTTGGGAATTTTTCAGATACTTGTGATTCATTTATGATACCAGCTAATTGCTGCATTCTTTTAATTTCGTTAATTTGCTTTTTCATTTTTTTTTATTGTAGCTATAAATATTATATTTTATCAAATGGTAATTCTATTTTATTACCTTTCAATGTATTATCTTCTTTATAAGCAAAGTCTTTATTGTAAACAATTGGTCTTAAACCGTTTGTAGCTGTTCTAGTTGAATCATGTCTGATAATTAATACAGGTTCATATTTTGTTCCTTCAACATCTGATATATTAGTTAATAAATCATGAACAGTGACTGTTAATGTAGTTCCAGTTAATGAGAAATCACTTTCATCAAATGTTTCTTTAACAACAACAGTTTTAGGAGTATCTGATCCAAATACAATTGAATTCAAATCAGCTTTATCTAGACCTGTTATAATAATACCTCCGTATTCTTCATCAGTTTGTGGATTATATAATCTATAAATATCTTTTTTATCAGATTGAGCTAAACCTAAATTTTTAAATGGATTATTTATTAATCTATCTACAAGTTTAGTCATTAAATCCTTATAACGCTTATCAGCGCTTTCCCACATTCCAGCATTTTCTTGCTTTAATGATAAATTACCAATAACTTTATCTCCTGAAGAGGTTGAAGTATATAATCTAACATCTGATTTTCTATTTCCTGATGTCTCACGACCTGCTTCTTCAGCTTTAGTTACCTTATTATATCTAACTGTTTTTCCTTTTGATTTAAAGACAACTGTAATATCACTAAATACTTCATCTATTGTTGAATTAATTTTATTAACTAAAAATGATTCATTTCCTAAACCAGCACTACCTCCACCTTGACTTTCTTTAGGTTTTGGTATAATAACAGTACCATCTGGGGCTATTATACCACCAATAGATGAACCTTTAATATTATTATCCCATTTATAACCAGCCTTTACAAATTTATCAAGAGTAGCTTGTCTTTCTTTTTTAGGTACTAATAATTTAATTTTATTTTTACTTTTAGTTAATGGAATGATATCTTCATCTTTATATCCTAATTTCTTAAGATCAGATATGGTATCTTCTTTAATTAATCTGATACCTGTTTTCTTTGATTCAGCTAATTCTTCAGGTGTTTCTTCTTCAGCTGGTGTTTCAGTAGGAGTTTCTTCTGGTGTTTCAGATGGTGGTTCTTCTGGTGTTGAAGCCATTTCAGTTTCAGGACCTTCAGCTTGTGGTGGTGTACCTAACATTAATAAATCAGCAATAGCTATGGTAGCTAATTCTAATTCACTTATACGAGCTAACCAATATTTTTTACCTGTTACTTTTGCTTCATATAATTCACCCATCCATATTAAATGGAAATAACGATTATTATGTAAAACAATTTTAAATATAGTTGGTTTAGGAGCCATTATATAGACACCTGATATATAGTCTCTAAAGTCTACAGTTAATAATTCAATTAATTGTTTATTTAATGAAGGATATTTTTGTAATATGAATTCTAATGGGTTAGATTCATAAGTAATTTCTTGAGGAGCAGGAGCAGCAGTAACATCTAATTGTTGGTCTATTACTTCGTCTTCTACTTCTTTAAGCGACTTACTTCTTAATATTTTAATCTTCATATTCGTTATCTAATTTGTTTTAATACGCATTATCATCTCTACATTCATCATATCCTTCTTGGCGAGAGGCTTGTTTAATATCTAATACATAAGATTTAATTTTAGAATAATTAAGTCCTTTTACTTCTCCTTTTAGATAAGTGTATAATGCTTGTTCAGCTTTGTCCGCTTCAGATATACCTTCTTGTAATTCACTAGTATTAAATGATGGTTCTAATTTATGATATCCTTTATTAGCTTGTGAAATATAGTTTTCAGCGTTAGTTATATGATCTTGAATCCAACCAGGAATATCAAATTCCTCATCTCCTATTTTAGATATTAATTCGGAAGCAGCAGCTACAATAGATTTTAAACTATGTTGTGCCATTGATACTTCATGATCTGCACCTTCTTTCTTAATAACACCTTTACCAATTAAAATATCTTTTTGTGTAATTTTTCCATCACCACTTAAATCAGGAAATCCTTCTTCCATATAACCACACTCCATACACTGTCCTTCTTCCATATATCCAGCGCCACATTCTTTACAAAGTTGTTTTCCTTCTTTTACAGGTATACATTTGTCTTTACCATTTTCAGTACCAGCATATCTATATCCTTTCCAACAGCCTTTACCATCTTTACCTTTTATCTTTTCTGTTTCTTGAAGGGATTGCTTAAGACGCCATCCATGTATGCTAAAATTGTCTTGCATTGTGTTTTATTTAATTAAACGAGCGGTTCTATTCTTTAAATTTTTAAGTATGTCTCTATATTGAGCTAGTTCAGATCCTTTTTCAACATTATTTAAATACTTAACTAAGTCTTCAAGTTTATTATATAAAAACTTTGGATCTACATCATATTTAATATCCCATTCGTGTCTGCCTGTCTCAGGATCAATTTTAGTTAAAGTAGACTTAATACCAGTCTCAGGATCTGTTTCGGTTTTACCGACTTCAGCTTCAGCTATTTCTCTAACTATCTTTTTTAAATCTGATTTTTTCATTAGTCTTTGGTTACATCTTTTAATTCGTCAACTACAGCTTTAGTATCTTTTTTATTTTTCATGTACTCTTGTACCTTAGCTAAAGTTTCTTCTTTCATTTTCTTGTAAGCATCAGCCGCTATTTTAACTTCATCTTTTCTTTTATCACGCTCAGCAAGTAATTTTTCAGCTAATTTTTTAGCTTTAGCTTCTTTAGTAAATACACCTTTAACATCTTCTATATTTAAACCGCCTTTAACTTGATTAGCAAAATAAGCGACATCTTTGCATTCAAAGCAAATATCGTCTATAGTAGCGCTGGTAGTTGGTTTTTCAACGATCCAAAATGCACCTACTTCGTCAGTTTCAGGAGCGAATGCTTCATTTAATTGATCTTCATTAACTTGTGGTTGAATTTCTTCAATCGCTTCTTTAATTAATTTTTTTAAATCTGAACGTTTCATTTTTTATATATTTTCAATTTTAGTTTTCCTGTACCTTTTATAGCTCTATGCCATGTATGTCGTGGTATAAATATTGGCTCGTTCAACGAAGTTGGTAAACAATTTTCTAATTGTAATTTCCAATCCGTTTCACCAATTATTTCAACAATACGACCTTCATCATCTCTATGCCATAATAATTCAATAGGATCTATGTTCTCATCAAATTCACGAATGATATAAAAATCATTATTTTCTAGATCTGTATATGGTCTACCAATATCCACTGAATGTTGTTTTAAAACCTAATAATTTAGCGTAGCGAGGTAAACGACATGACCAATAGCGTGCTGTTGTTCTGTCGGTTGCTTTAGGGCAATTCATTCTTTTTGAAAATGCCTGTCTTGCTTTAGGATTATTAAGTTTTGCTCTTAATCCTCCACCTGCCATTCCAAATGATACTTTTTTAATTTTATCTTTGTCTTTAACGTATACATAGAATTTTTTAGCACCACCACGTTTAGGTTTACCTATAGCGGGTTGCTTTTTATCTTCTTCATTTAATGCTTCGTTTAAGAATTCCTCAGTCAGAGGTAAATCTAGTGGAACCATTATATCATTATATATTCCAAATCTACCAATATCTGTATTATCAAAATAATACTTATCTGCTTCACATAATTGTAAACGTTTAGATTCATATAATCCTCTTGCTTCAACAAATAATTTTAAAAACATTGATGATTGAGGACGATAAATAGATTCATGAAGAGGTAAATCATTTTCTATATGATAGAACATACCTTCAGAAATAAAGACAGGTTCTTTAGATTCATTCATAACTAATTTAGGACCATGATTATATTCTTGACTCACATAATCAATAATTTTAGCTATATGTTCTGATAACTGAATAGTGTTCATAATTAATATGGGGTTGTTTCTTTTGCTTTAGGTGCTACTTTAAACTCAACTACACCAGGTATTTCTTTAATATCACTAATAATTTTTTTAATAGCTTCTTTAATGTCACCTTCTATAGCATGAGTGTCAATCTTAATATCAACATTTGTTTGATATCTTAATTGTCCTTCTGAATTAGATCCTGGAGTAGCTGCTTGTGAATTTACAATAGTCACGCCAGGTAGGGCTCGCATAGCTGATAGAATGTTTGTTTGATCATTAACTTTAGTGTTAGTGACCATTGAAGCTAAAATTTGAAATTGTTTAGCTACGGGTACTTTTTCTTTTGGATCAGCTATTGGAGTAAAATCTTCCTCAGCTTCAATTATGCGAATTCTCATTAATGTAAAAATTTAAGTTTATATTTAGTTGATTCAAGTAGTGCTACTACTTCATCAACTTGGTTTTGTATGTATGAATCTTGTGGTAATACATTACGATTCTTTTCTACATACATGCATAATGCTTCAAAATATTTTACAACACTACCTTCATCTTCTATCCACGCACCTTCACTTTTATATCCTCTCAAAATACCATAACGACCTTGATATGATTCAATAATACCGTCTACTAAATCTACAATTTCATCATAATATTCATTTAACGCTTTATGAGCAGCAAATGATGGTGTTTGTAGATGAAATATATGGGCTTGTGTACGAGAAGCAAAAAGTGTTGACACAAAATTAGCCATTGTGTTTGACGGTTCTGGAATTTCAATAGAAATTTCTGGTTGGTCAGGATTAATTGTGTTGATGTCGAATCCTTCTTTTAATTCAGCGGCGTATAACGCTTTCATGTATTTTTCAGCAGCATCTGCATCTTTAGAACAGCCAACTTTAGCGCCTGTTTCTTTGTATACGCAATTTCCTTTACGTTTATATGGCATTTTATATAGATTTTATCCTATATAAATATATTACAATTGCTGTTCGCGTAATTTTTTAATATATTCTTTAACGTTTTTTATTTCGTCTTCATTAATTTTACCACCTCCCCAATCTTCAACTACACCTTGTTCACTTATATATGATTCATTCTTAGATGCTAAAAAATTATTAATAGATGCTTCAAAATCATCAACCATAGAATTTTTATTAAGATTCATCATTGATTTTTCATATTCATCCCATTTACCATCAAGTTTAATTTTAGCCTCCATATTAACAACACAATCAAAACACATTTTATGTATAGTCCACATTTTTTTATTCAAATCATTCAATTTCATTGGATTATTACAATGAGGACATGATATAGGTATAGCAACTAATTTTTTAAATCTATCTAATTTGGTTATTGTTTGTTTAATACCATTTTTAATAGTCCATTGTTTACCATTTTCTTCCCAAACGTCTCCTTCTTGGTAATCTTGTTGTTGTTTTGAATAGCCTATTTGTGTACCTGTAGAATTACCCGCATTATTTGTGATAATATTTCTCATTCTCTGAACATCACGTTTAGAGAATTCTTTTTTTAGTTGATTTTCACTCATAACTTTATTTTATTTGTCTTTACATTTGCAATTTTTACACTTACATGAAGTGTATTTTGATTTTAACCATTTATATATTCCTACAATACCAAATGCTCCTGCTAACCACATTAATCCTTCTATTATCATAGCTGACCAGCATATTGGACACATATTTTTAGTTTTTAGATTATACTTGCGTATTGTATTCCGTCTTGTTCTATTATTTGGTATTCTACTCGTAATCCTTCTTTTAATATCCAGCAACCACATAATTCTTTACCACAAGTTTTCATTTCTTTATAAAAAGTAACTACATCATTTTGAAGAATAGGTAATTCTACTCCATTATCTAATTCTATAGTCCAATTATCTTCAGTTTGTTTATGTACTGTCCCTTGTGGTGCCATATTATTTAAATATATCTTGTAATTGTTTTATTGTGTCAGTAGTTGATGTGTGATGTATTCCAATACCACCTGCATCTTTCCATCTTTGAATATTATCTGCTCTATCGTCTATTAATATAGCGTTTGGTTTTGCAAATTGTTGTTTTTGATCAGCTGGTCTTAATATAAGTTTAGTACCAGGTAGATTTCTTTTTACCCAAACAAACTTACCTATTTTAGATGATTCATCTCTTGAGGGTGCTGATAATAATTCTGGATTGTATTTTTGGATATAACTCCATAATTGTTTTCCATCAGGCATCCATTTTAGTTTAATCCAAAATGCAGCACCCATTTTATGGATTGGAGCCCAAAATTCTTTAGGATCAGTGCTAAAACTAGCGTCTGTACCTGTTAATTCTTTATATCCTTTATCAAAATCAACTAATACACCATCCATATCACAATATATCTTATATTGTTCTTGTTTATCTTCATTTAATGTCTCAAATATTTCAGGATGATATTCACCAAATTTTCTTAACAAAATACCAGCAGCAGCATTTGCTTCATTTTCAACAGGTGAACCTGTAGCTCCATCACCCATTCCTAGTTTTTTAATTTCATCTTGTTTACGATGAACTAATTCATGAGCTAGTGTTCTTAAAATATCAGCTGCTAATCTTGGACCTTTAACAACAAGTAATTTGCCTGTTTCTGGATTATAAGAGCCTAATGAATGCATATTTCGAGCTAACTCTTCATCATCAGTGAATTCTATTTCGGGTATATTATTTAACTCAAGTGCTTTAACGGCAAACTCAATAAAATCATCTAATACATTACCGCTACCTGTTCCAACTATTGTTTCTTCTAAACCTGCTTTACTTAGTTTAGAATAATATTTTGGATCTTCACCTAAATGAGCTAGTGCTATTTTTTTAGCTGCTTCTTCATCAGTGGTATGTTCTTTTTTTTCTGTCTCAATTCCTTTCTTTAATTGTTCAGGATCAACATCTTTTTCATCTACTGTAGGAACATCAAGTTGAAGTTCAGTTAATGATTTTTTCCACCACCCTATAGTGAATAAATCTTCTTCAACATTAACAGGTATATTATGTTTAGTTAAATATTTAAGTACTTGCTCACGTTGTGTTGAGCTATCTCCTAAATTAGGAATTAACATACGTCTTTCCTGTCCATCAAATGCATATTGAGAGTATTCAAATGGTATTAACAATGTGTTAAGAAAATTTTCTATTTTTGGAGTTAATTTATAAGGTATTCTTATAATCAACTGACCATCTTTTTGATTTTCTTGAAGTTGATCTAAATTTAAAACAGGAATACCTAATATATTAAGTATATCATCAAAATCACCTTTTTGAATTACTACATCAGGAAAACAACCTTTAAGTAATTCAATATTATTTAAATATTCATTTTTAGCTTTAGAATACTCAGTTGAATTTGTGTCAGATATAGATCTTAAAGTTAATACTGATTGTTTTATTTTGTCTATTGTTTCACGAACTTGAGTACCAGATAATCTTTTATTTTGTGATACTACTTTTTCATCAATAGCTAAAGGCATCACTCTTGTACTAAATGCTTTTTGTAATGAAGCAAAATATTCTTGGTCTTCAACTTCTTCTTTAGCACCAGCTACATATGCTATTAATTCTAAATCATTATCCATTCTAGAGAAAATATCTTTAATTGGAGAAGCATTTTTAGATACTTCAACAGATACTTTAGCCATAGGAGAGGCAGCTAGATATAAATCCCAAATGCGCTTACTCATACTCACTGTTATACCATCACGTTCTTTTTGTCCAATTAATACTATAACTTTAGTAATATATGGTCTTGAAGCTAAATCTTTCATAGCTTCATAGTGTCCTTCATGTGGTGGTTTAAAACCCCCTGGGTAGAAACAAATAGCAGGTGGAGTTGAACTTTCACCTTCTTCGTTTAATTCACTTAATATTGTATTTAAATCAATCATTTAATAAATTCTTTTACTTTAGCAACAGCAACAGATGCTGGTGTAAATTTTGGTTTTTGTTTCAGATGTGATTTAATATCTCTGTTGAGTTTTTCAACATCTGCTTTTGTTTTAGCTTGTTCTTCAGGTGTTTTTGGTTTGCCTTTTGCTTTTGATGTGTCAAAAAATCTACGTTTTATTTCATTTTCATCAAAATCAGTTTCAGCATCTTTAGGATCATTATTAATGATAACTAAATTATCACCAAATGCCTGTTGATATGTTTCAATACTGTCATTAATATCTCTCCATGTTCTTAAAACAATACTAGGCATCAATGAACGTTCTCTATTAGCATTACGTTCAAGTGATGTTATGGGAGATACATAAATCATAATCATCATAGTCTCATATCCTAACGCTTCTAGTTCTTCTTTCTTTTTGAGAAGTGGTCTAGAAGCCGCTCCAGTACCGTCAATAATAACATCGTTAAGATTAGATAATGCATTTATATATTTTTCTTTTGTTGATTTTTGAGCCTGTCCCATTAATTTAGCTGCTTGAGATAACTGTTCAGGATCAAAATCCCTTTGCTTCATACCTAATCCAGATGCTTTTAATAATTCTTCATAAGTATCATCAACATTTATTATATGAAATTTTGATAATGGCAAAGATTTAGCAATAAATGACTTACCAGCACCAGCAGGGCCGGCTAAAAATATTGCTTGTGGTGTACTCATATTACCAATAAATATTAATTATCTTTCCTTGGGCGCCCACGTTTACCGCCTGTCTTAACGTATACAATTGATTTTTTCTGTGTTGGGTCCATTTTTGGTCGACCACGTTTACCACCAGTTTTAACATAAACTGTAACCTCTTTTTTAAGTGATGGGTCCATTTTTGGCCTACCACGTTTACCTGTACCTGTACTTGTACGTATTTTTTCAGCTTTAGCTTTACGTTCAAAATATCTAGGATGAACAATAAGTGAATCAAGAAAAAACGCGCGTCTAGCTCCACCTTCATCTACACATTCATATCCACCACCTTTCCATCCTGGTGTGCCATCTTGATGTGTACGAACATAATAAAACTTACCACCATTATCATTTTCATAATAAGTAGCTGGTAATACTTCAATGCCTGATGTAAAATTTAGATATTCTTGTTCATTTTCTTCTACCACATAGGCTTTACGTGGATAGATAGATGCTTCTACTTCGATTATTCTCATAACTTTTATTTATATATTAAATATAGTAAAAAAACCGCGGTCAATCAATTTATACTTACAACATTAATTGTTTCTGATATTAATTTAACCGCTGATCTATATCTATCTAATTCACTCTCAGTCATTTGTTCAAATAATTTATATATTTGACACTCTTTTTCATATAATTCTACAAATCGTGGATTTTCAACGTCTATTGTATCTAATTCTATTGTTTCTACAAACAAATTCACGGCTTTCTGTACTAATTGTGTGTTCATAACCTTAATTTTTTATTATAACTAAATATAACGAATAAGTCGCGGTCAATCAATTAAAACCCACGTTCCATTCTCCATACTCTTTCATGATGTTCATGTTCAGAGTATACATTAATATTCAACCATCCCCTATCACCGTATAAATTATTTAAATATTTACGATCTAATTCCGGGTCAAACGCTAATACTATTTCACGTTCTTCGTTAGTTAAAATCTCTTTTGTGTTAATTAATTCTTGTGCGTTCATATCTTTCAATTTTCTTATAGAATAAAGATACGTTAAGAGTTGCGGTCAGTCTAAAAATTATACCTGATTCCTAATTGCGCTTGCCAATTTGAATTAACCACATCAACTGAATAGGGTAATTGAGTTGGTTGTTTAAATGTAAATGTTTCACCAGATGCTTTAGTTAGTCCTACTGATGATGTAGAATTAAATGTGTTAGATATAAAATATATTTTACCACTATTGATATTAAATATATCAGCAGTTAATTGTAAATGTTTACCTATGTTTTGGATTAATTTAAAATCCATTGTTGTTGACCATGGTGTTCTACCACCATTACGTTCTGTAAATTGACCCTTTCTACTAGTTAAATATTTATTATTATTTACAAAATCCATAAAATCTTGTGCTTGATTTAAATCTAAAATATATTTAGATGCTTCATTTAAATCTTTAAAGATATAAACTAAACCAGCGGCTTGTGGATTATTTTGTAATGTTCCATTAACTAATCCCCATGTGAATGGTACTCCACTTTGTGAGTTTATAACTACACCAAATTGTGTTTTCTTTATTTTATAAATAAATTGAGATATAATTCTATGTCTAATATCAAAGTTTGAATATGCTAATTTAGGATCATTTGGAGTTAGAGATTGATTTAGCTGCCAGTTACTTTCCATTGAATTGCGGATACCATTTGTGATGTCTTTAGAAACACCATAAGTGTAGGCAGCGTAAACATCTAATCCCCATTTATATTTTTTATTAATTGATGTTGTTAATTGATATCTATATCCTTTATCAGTATTAGATAATAAGTAAGCATTTGATAAATTTGAATTTACCTTAACACCACTATATATAGGCATTTGATTTTGAGTATCAAAGCTATAATATGTTGGGTTATCAGTTACAATATTAATTTGCTGGAATTTAAGATCTGTAAGTACATCTGTGTAAATACCTTCAATTGTTAATTTATAGCCATTAATTGTTTTATCAATTGCTAAATTACTTCTCCATATTTTAGGCATTTTAAAACCATTATCAAGTAAATCTACTTGTACTAGATTTTTCTGTCCATTATTAAAGGCAAATGTTTTAGAACCATCTGTAATTGGATCACCATTATTTACTAAATCTTTTCTATTGTTTAAATCAAATGAACCAAATCCAATGCCATCATTATAATAAGCATATCCTAACCAAGCAAATGGAATACGACCTACAAACACACCCGAACCACCTCTAAATGTCCATGAATTTGATTTATATGTAAAACCTAATCTTGGAGATACATTTAAATTATTAAAATAATCATTAGTATATTTAGTTGGTGCTTGGACATTAATTGATGGTTTGTTAGGTAAATCTGTATAGTCAAACCTTATACCAGGAGATAATTTTAATTTACCAAATGTAATTTCATCTTGTAAATAACTACTTAATAAATTTATGTTAAAATTAGCATACGGGTTATTAAAAATGTGGTCTCTATCATTATTATCAAAGCTATAAAATCCTCTTACTCGGTTTACTTTACCTGTTAAATAATCAGCTAATGATTTGTAAGAAATTCTACCATTCCAACTATTAACAAACCCATATCCAATATTGTAGAACTCATTATGTGTACCTAATAGGAATGAATGATTACCAATTGAAAAGTTAAAATTATCAGTAAATTCAAATGTATTTTGTTTTAAATTAAATACAGTAGCTTCTCTTTCATTACCTATGAATATTGTTCCTCCATTATAAGCAATCTCTGTTTGTGGAAATGATACTCTTTCACTTAATGGAGTTCTATAATCGTGAATATTTGTATAGCCTAAAATTAATGAATTTGAAGATTTGTGAAATTGAGATTTAAGTTCTAATACAGATGAATTTTGGTTGCTGGTTTGTTTAAAATCCATTGAACCAAATCTGAAATTAGCTGCATCACGTTCTAAGTTAGTAGCACTAGAAAACACTGTGTTATTACGAAGTGTTAGCTGATTTTTAGAATTTATATTCCAATCTAAACGGTTGAATAGTTTTTTAGAATCAGAATAAATACTATATGATTGATAATCACCAATATTATAGTTATATTTTGTTTTAGTAAAATCAGTTATAACTTTAGCTATACTATCATTAATTAAACCATTTGAATTTGCACCATATAAAATAGGATCAATACGATGAGTTGCTTCCTCTGATGTAAAGAAAAATAATTTGTCTTTTATAATTGGAAATCCGATTCTAAATCCACCTTGAATATCTTTAATATTATGTAAATCTCTCCCAAATGTATAAATAGATCCTTGTACTTTATTTGTTCCGCTTCTTGTGATAGCATTAATCGATCCACCTAAAAAGTTACCAATTTTAACATCAAATGGAGCAACATATACTTGAATATCTTTAATTGCATCTGCTGATATAGGAGACGTTCTTGTAGATGAACCAGGCATACCTGATGTCCCAGCTTGTCCTCCTAATGATGGACTGAATCCAATTGCATCATTATTAATTGTGCCATCAATAGTAACGTTATTGTATCTAAAATTTGTTCCAGCGATTGAGTTATTGATTGATTGAGGAACTAATTTTGTAAAGTCAGTGATTGACCTGTTTAGTGATGGAGTTGCTTTTAATTTATCTTCATTAATTAATAAACCAGAAGCATTTTTAATAGCATTCTTATTAATAACAACTGTTACTGTTTGTAATTGTTTATTATCTTGTTCTAATTTAACATCTAAATCATTATTACCTAAAGTAAAATAGATTTCTGTTTTTTCATATGGTTTATAACCAACAGAAGTAACCTTAATAATATAAGGACCACCCACGTTTGCATTATAAACATGAAAAAAACCGCTACCATCAGCAGCGGTTTTATATTTTGTACTTGTTGGAGTATAAATTAATTCAATACTAGAGTTTGCTTCTGTTTTTCCATTAACTGTTGATGTTGTAATTTGAGAAAACGAAACTAAAGAAATAAGCGTAAATAATGATAACAATAATTTTTTCATAAAGTGAATTTAGATTCACTAATAATTATTTACCAAATATTACTCAGTTATCTTAATACTAATAGGTAATGATTCAGTCATAGGCTTGAAATTTGGATTTTCAAGTTTATATATTTTATATATATTCATGAACATTTCAAAATTAGCATCAATATTACTTATATGTTTTAATTCCCATCCTTTACCTTGTATTTTATCTCCTTTACCTTCACTACGTGTTGAAGCTTTAAGCCATAGAATACCTGTTTCTTCAATTTTAGCATCATGAGTTTCATCCCACGCTTTAGCGTAGGCGGCTAATTGTAAATTATGTGATGTGTGAAGTGAATTGGATGTTTTAATATCTAATAACCATAATTTACCATCTATTTTACAAATTATATCTGTTGTACCAGCGTACTTATGCTCATCTGAGAATACATGATATTCAGTTGCTACTAATTCTGGTTTATGTGTATTCCAAAAATCAGCAAATTTAAGAATCATTTTCCATGTATCTAAACTATATAGAGCTTTTCCATATTCATCTAACCATTGGATTTCTTCTCCATTTAAAAAAGCATCAATAGCGTTATGTACTTGAGTACCTTCTGCTGCTGCTTTAGACGCAATAATATCACTATTATGTCCTACGTCCTTAAGCCAATTATGAAAAAATTGATTTTTAGGAAAGAAATTTAATACTGATGTTACAGATGGATAATATTCTTCTCCACGTCTGTAAAATCTACTATCTAAAACATTTACTTGCCTATCTCCCTCATTGTACTCTACAATGCGTTTGATTTTTGGGTCTTTAATGATGTTGACGTTTCTATCAATCATGCTAATTCTAGTTTTTTGTAAATTAGTTCACCTAGAGACAATTGCTCAGCTTCATGAACTAACTTGGTAAATTTTTCGAAGCCCATATCAGATGGATCTTTATCTTGTAAATCAATTAAGTAAACGTCTTTACCTAAATTGAGTAATTGTTCTGCATATTGTAAAGCATCTTTTAAGGCGTCCCTATCTAAAGATACGTATACTGTTTTAACTTGTGGATCAATAAGTTTCATCATTAATGCTCTAGGTATTGTTTTTCCCAATAATGGTACTGCATTACGTTTAATAGCAATAGCATCAAAAATACCTTCACATAATATAACAGGAACATTCCAGTTAATGAAATATTCTAATCCAATCATTTCGTTTTTATTACATTTAGGAGCATCATATTTTTTTGTTGAGTCAGGATCTAAAGATCTGGCTATGAAATAATTTATGCTTCCGTCTTTGTCATAAGATGGTATAATAACTCTGTTGGCATATCTGCCTTCTTCACAATACCCTATATTATACTTCAATATATCTGACTTAGTAATACCTCGTTTTTTTAAATACATTAAAGCGTGTTTAGCGACGATATCTGTACGGTGTAGATTAACAAGTGGTTTATATTCTTTAGGTAATTGTACTTTATTAATAATAATTTCTTTTTCCTCTTGTGTAGGAGTGAAATTCAACATTGATTTCAACTCAGCTATTTTATCAGAGGATACTTTTGCTTTTTTAAATAAACCTAATAATGTTTTTCCCTTAGCATTACAAACCCAACAATGCCAAAAATTTTCTCCTTTAGAGTTTGGTACTACATTTACCTCTAATTTAAGTTTCTGATGAGTACAGAATGGACATTTATAAGCGTAGTTGTTATTACTGGTTTTTTTACCAGGACCTAACACATTGTTTATTGTATGTAATAATGCTGTATTAATCATAACGGATAATATAGTAAAATATTTTTACTAAGCAAAATCTTTACGGAAGTATTTTCCTGCTATATTATCATTGTAACTATTATCAGTAAATAATACATTGTGTACTATTTGTTCTTCTAGTTCAAAAAATGTAAGTTGTTTTTTATTTTTAGCAAATTTACGTATAACACGTTCAAATTTATCCTCACCTAATGCTTTAACATCTGCGAGTAATTCTTTAGATGAACCATAATATGTTTTCCATCCACTATCTACTTTATCAACTCGAGTTGTAGATCGACGTCCTGGTCCTGATTGTTCAGCAATTTCTTTTTTAGTGAGTTTTTTCTTTTTATTATGAATAAATGCTTTTTTACCTATATAAAATTTGCCTGTTTCTAGATTAGTAATTATATAAACAAAACCATAATACTCATTAATTTGCTCTTCAGGAAATACTTCTAGACTTCCATCATCAAGATGCCATAACCAATTATTCATAAACTTATTTTATTTTAACATATTTCTATTATATTATAGTAAGTAACACCTACATTTATATAATACGTTGTATCAGCATTCGGAATATTTATATATGATTCAAGTTTTCCACAATATCCTGTAAATGTATTGGTGTCTGATTTTGCTACATAAAATACAGCATCGTCTTCTTTAGCATAAGTATCTCTTCTTACAGCTGCTATTTCTATTGATAATCCTACAGGCACATCTATTGAAGCTCCTGCTGCTGTTGAAGTAGTTGTTAAAGTATATGGACTTCCATTTTGTAAAACCCAATCTCCTCCTTCAATTCTATAATATAACATAAGAGTATTGGAGGTATTTGTATTATAATGTCCTTTTATTCTAAGATTAACAGTATAAGTTGTAGGAGAAGATGTAGATGGAGTAAGTGTTATACTTGGAGTTAATGATGGTGTGGGTGATGGAGTATAAGATGGAGTTGCTGAGAGTCCAAAACTCACTGGTGGAGTATTACTAGGAGAAATACTTGGAGTAGTACTTGGTGTTTTACTAATACTTGGTGTTTTACTAATACTTGGTGTTCTACTAATTGAAGCTGGTATACTTGGAGTAACAGAGATAGAAGGCGTACGGCTAGGGGATGGAGTAAAATAAGGTTTTTCAACCCATTGTGTATCCCATTTTACCAAAAATGTCATATCAGTATTATCTGATATAGGCATAGGAGCCGCCATTTTAGCTATCGCTAATAAATCTTGAGCATCATTATATAATCCAACTGTTGTAACATATGGAGAAAATTCAGATCCAGATATAGAACCAGTAGCAAAATCTTTTAATATTCCAAAATTTCGAGAACCAGAAATATTCCAAAATATACTTCCACTATCTGAACTACTATAAGGTAATAAAGCAGCTTGACTTCCTGATAATAAAGATGGGTTATAACTTAAATTGAATTCATAATCTTTTATAGTACATTTTACAAAATTTTCATAAACAACGTGACTGTTTTGAAATTTTATTTTTGTAATATTTGTATTTAATGATCTTAAATTCATTTTTTTATTTTAAATTATATTGTACATAGATAACTACAATCATTATATCCTACACTTGCTACAGCTGGAAGGGTTGAATATGGTCCTGAAGAAGTAGTACTAGAAACATAAATTAATGTGTATGTTTGATTATTTACTAAATAGAACTTATTAACAGTTAAAGCATCAGTAGTTTTAACAAATATTGTGTCAATATAATTACAAGTTCCAATTATACCACATTCATATGTATCAATTATATAATAATTGTAACCAGAAGTAACTGAAGGTGTTATACTAGGTGTAGCACTAATTGATTTAGTTATACTAGGTGTAATACTAGGTGTAGCACTAATTGTTCTAGTAACACTAGGAGTTATACTAGGTGTAACACTGGTTGTTCTAGTAATACTTGGTGTTTTTGTAATACTAGGTGTTACACTAGGTGTTCTAGTGATACTAACTGTTCTACTAGGTGTTCTAGTAATACTAGGTGTAGCTGAAGGGGATAATGAAGGTAATGGACAGTATGTATAGTCTAATACAGGTGATATATAATCAGGATCACTTATACTATTAGTTTTAGTCACACCTGTAGCCATATTATTATCTAAATAATATTCTTCTAAATTTCCATATGCTTTATATCCTGTATTGGGCATGATTTAATATAAATATTATTAAAGTTGAGTACAGTTTGTACTAGTACAATCTGGAACTGACGCGTATAATGTTGTTATAGGATATCCTGTACCTACATACTGATAGAAAGAATCTAAAGTATAACAATCAGATGTTGTGTTAGTTGATGTTCTATAAGTACCTAATGTTTTTGTTGATGTTAAAGTTAATATAACTGAAGAACCATCTAAACATTTTGTAGCGTTATATTGATAATAAGTTAACGCAGCCCCAGATACTGATGGTGTTACACTAGGTGTGGTACTAACAGGACGTGTTGTACTAACACTAGGTGTAATACTAACAGGACGTGTTGTACTAACACTAGGTGTTACACTAGGTGTGGTACTAACAGGACGTGTTGTACTAACACTAGGTGTAATACTAACAGGACGTGTTGTACTAACACTAGGTGTAATACTAACAGGACGTGTTCTACTAGGTGTTAAACTTACACTAGGGACAGTACAAGATACTGGGTTTTGTAATTTTCCAGCAGCACTAGCATCAGTATTCCAATAAGTAGTTCCATTAGAATAAAATCCATTAGGTGCTGCTATAGTACACGCTGAGTTAGTATATATGAAAGTTCCTGTTTGTAATGTACTACCTACAGGCATAAAATATACATTTGTATTGACTGTTGGATAATTTGAACACGCTGTATATCCACTAACTGTATCATAAGCTAAAGATACTGGATTAGTTCCTGATGTGCTAGGTGTTATACTTGGTGTTGTACTAATACTAGGTGTTTTAGTAATACTAGGTGTCATACTAACACTAGGACTAGGAGCGGTACAAACAGAATCAACATATATTCTAGCATTACTACTTGAATCTACACCTCCACTTCCAAGCCATTGGTAAGTACTTGTAAATGCTACATTATAGCTTCCAGTTTGAGAAAGAGTAATAAATGATCCACTAGTAGCAGGTGTTAAACCTTTAAGAGAATATTGATTTACTGTATATGTTCCTTGTCCTTGATTTCCAGTGACAGTCATTTCAAATGATCCTGTTTGGTTGGTGATATTATAATTAGTTAATTGATAATATAATTTAGCACCTTCAAATCCTGAGGCTAAGGTTATATTTCCAACAGCTGTACTTGTTTGAGTATTGTCTCCATTAACTGGATGTAATTGAATATCAGTAGCTGTTATTCTTAAATCAGTACTATAACTACCTGCTTCAACTATAAAATCACTAAATGTTATACATTGATTAATTCCAGCAGGAGATTTACTAGGCGTTACACTAGGTGTTCTAGTGATACTAGGTGTAAGAGTTAATGATACAGAAGGAGGAGGTGTACAAAGTACATCTATTTCATAATTATCATTTCCTGGATTATTTGGATTTTGTGGCGCTACGTCTACTATTAATTTATAAGTACTACTTGCATCATAAGTAAAAGTTAAAGACCCATCAGGACTATATGGACATTGGTTACTAGAGTATGGAGCCATACACGTTGGGTATGTTCCACTTTGCCATGGATATCCAGTATTTGGATAAGATTGATCAGATCCAACCCATAATGAATCTTGTATTATTGTTGATGATCCTCCTGTTGTTTTTTGGATAGAAAATCTATTAGGTCTATCTTCAGCTCTATAAGTAACTTGTATTGAGCTTCCATTAGCGGTAGATGATAAATCTAAAACATAATAATCAGTAGAATATCCTGTAGTAAGAGTATCTTTACTAAATGCTGTTGTTGAACAATTTAAACTAATTAAATATGAAGCACTAGGTGTAATACTTGGTGTAATACTAATACTAGCTGTTCTAGTAATACTAGGTGTAATACTAGGTGTAGTACTGATGCTAGCTGTTCTTGTAATGCTTGGAGTTGATGTAATACTAGGTGTTAATGTGATACTAGGTGTTATACTAGGCGTTTGAGTAATACTTGGAGTAGTACTAATACTTGGTGTTCTAGTAATACTTGGAGTAGTACTAATACTTGGAGTTAAGGTAACACTTGGTGTAGTACTAATACTTGGGGTTGTGCTAGGTGTTTGAGTAATACTTGGAGTAATACTAATACTTGGTGTTCTAGTAACACTAGGTGTTCTACTTGATGTTAATGTAATACTTGGTGTGGCTGTTTCACTAGGCGTTAAGGTAACGCTAGGTGTAGTACTAGGCGTTCTAGTAATACTTGGTGTAGCTGTTTCACTAGGTGTTAATGTAACGCTAGGTGTAGTACTAACACTAGGTGTCATACTAGGTGTCACACTAGGTGTTTGAGTAATACTTGGAGTAGCACTAACACTAGCTGTTCTTGTAATACTTGGTGTAGCACTAACTGATTTACTTAAAGTGACACTAGGTGTAGTACTAGGTGTTTTAGTAACACTAGGTGTAGCACTAGGTGTTAATGTAATACTAGGAGTAAGAGATACAGCGCTGGCTAAACAATAAGGATCGATTCCTCTCCATCCTTTTAGTCTTACACTATCAGGTATAATAGTTAATACAGCTACATTTTGTTCATAAAATACATTACCAACATAAGAATCTTGAGTCAATAATGTTCCTATAGAAGAACTTACATCGCTTCCACTATAAAGTAAGTTATAATTTCCATCATCATATATTTTAGACTCTGATATTCCACTATTGAAATATATTTCAAATGTAGTTGGAAGAATTTTTTCACTAGTTAAATTTCTAGGTACATTTAATACATAAATAATACTTCCTGTATCTGTTGGAAAATATTTATATGTGTTTGTATTACCTAATTCAACATGACCTCTATAATAAGAAGATGTTGATAAAGTACCATCATTATAGATAGTATTTCTTTTCTCAATATATTGTAATAATGAGCTTGTAGATAAAAATTTCGGATAATAAGTTAAATTAGTAGAATCATAAACTAATCTATCATATTGACCATTAGTATAATATTCAGTAGTAGGATCAAAAATAGATCCACTATGATTAATACCAATATTAGTTACAATTCTGTTTTCAGCAAATGAAGAGGAGGTGATTTCCCAACTTTTATTTGCAGTATATGGTACTACAAAAGTATCAGGTACACTAAGTCTTTTAAAAGTATTTGCCGACATATGCGTAACATTAGAAATCTAGTTTAACTCTTAATAATAATTCTTTAGTAAAATCTTTAACTAATGGTTTATTTAATTTAGCTACAGCTAATAAATCACCACTGTTATTATATAAACCAACTGTTGTAATATAAGTTTGTGGATTATATATTAATTGAGTATATAATAAATTACCATTTGAATCAATTACTGTTGGATTTGTTGTATAATTAAATTCTGCATTTTTTACACGAGTGAAAAAATAACGAGAAGATAAAGTTTCATAGCTTTGCAAACTAAATGTTGGTTGTAATTTAATCATATCAAACACCATACGATTATTGATGTTGTATGTATTACCTCCTGCTGTGAAGAAAGCATCAGCTTGAGATGAACTAAATTCATTAAATATAGCACCAATCCCACCTAATGGACCTACTGGTAAAGCTAAAGCTCTTGGGTTTAATATTATTAAACCTTCATCAGGTAATAATAAACCATAGCTACCACTAACAGTGTAAGCAGAAGATGAAGGATATGTTGTTTGAGTACTTGAATTATATGATCCAGTTAATAACTGATAAGCACGAGTTGAACCAAGATATGTAGATACTGATGTTACTGTTGAGTCATCAACTAAACCAATAGAGTTACTACCACTTGATATTTTTAAGAAGAAAGAACCTTGATTAAAAGATTCTTTAAAACGAGATCTATTAATAGATAATACTATAATATCTTTTGACGCGTAATTTGCTCCACCAAATTGAAATGATGAATTTTCATCACCATATATTAATGATCTAAATTGACCATAAACATCTCTAGTTGGTGTTTTATCAGGTACTAAAGCATTGAAATAAGATGAACCTGAACCACTTACGTGTCCATAAGCTATTGTAAATTGAGATTCAAGAGATTGAGTTGCTGCTACATCTCCTTGAAATACATTAAGGAAAAAAGTACCAGCTGGGTTGTTTAGTTCTTGTGATGACCAACTGTAAAAAGTAGTTAATGTGGTTAGATTATTACTCCACATTGGTGACACTATAGCATCTGAACTAAGTACCTGATCTTCCGTTTGATAAGCTCCAAAAGACATATGTTAATTATGTTTTAATTATTGTTAAAGGTATAGTGATTCTAGCGCCGCTATCTCTACCAGTTACTGTAATAGTTGTTGTAATAGTAGCACCCGCTACTGCTGTTGAACTATATAAAGTATTAATAGTAGTTGCTATTAAAGTAAATGAAGTACCAATTTGACTAGCTGATAAGCTGGCACCACTCGCATTTGGAGTTGGTGAAGTAATATTTAAACCAGTGGTGTCAATTCCTGTACCTGTAAATGTACTTAAGAATCTTGAGTCAGCCACAGTCATTAAATATCCTGATGGTTCAAATGTTGAAACAGCACCTAGATAATTTAATGTTTGAGGAGTGACATTAATAGAAGCAGCTTGACGTAATGATATAGCACTATATCCAAGATTAAGAACAGGTAATTTGCTTGTTCCGCGAGGTAAAGTTACTAATTTGTATTTCATCATTTGTGTTTCATCCACAAATGCTTCTAATAAAGGCATTGCTTCTATTGCCTCACCAAAAAAGGCAGAACCTGATGGATGGTTTGGATTATATAAAGTATAATCAATTTCATCATCGGCTAAAGCAAATTGAGTGATTTGGAATGATCCATCATTACGTGCTAACAATTCACGGCCTTTTTTTGTTAGGACCGCATCAATTGTTACATATTGGTTATTTAAATAAGCCATTGTCTAAATGTTGTTTTATATAAATATATTAATTAGTTAAAACTGTGCTAAATATCTTACTTTTAAGTTCACTTACTATATTAGCTACTTTATCATCAATAGATAATAGTAAGTTTTGATTTTTTATTATACCAGGAGATGTTGGGCCAATATTTTTTCTATGCTCAATAATAATATTAGTTTCATCTTCTATTTTTTTAGAAAATACATATCTATCAATATTATATGGAGTACTACTCATTGTTACAGCATTATTCACTACTCTATCTACTTTAAAAGTTAAGGTTGGAGGTGAAGGTAATGAGTTATAATTAACTTCAAGAATAGTATATTCATTAGCAGCTCTAAATGTAGAACCTGTTGTACTAGAACCGGATTCAAATCTTACTATATCTCCCGGATTAAGATAAAATGGATAATCTGGAGGGCAATAGGTATTATATTGGCGAATAGAAGATGTAAGAGGACCAGGAAGAGATGTATCTAAAACACTGCCTGAAAAATAAATTCCTTCATTATTTCCATAATAAAGTGCTAATCCAGCTGAACAGGATATTATGTCAGTTGGTTGACCACTTTCATCATGTACTATTAATTCAGGGCTAGCATCTGTATAATTATATAAAAAACTAGGTGCTACATTAGCGGCAGGTCTTACACTTACTATATCAGGAACATTACTTTGTAAAATATCAATACCACTTCTATCAACTCTATAAGTACCTGTGTAATTAGCGGTGATACCATCGGTTCCATATCTAGGTATAAGTACATCTACATAACTTGGTGTACCTAAAACTACATTAATTCTAATACGTACTATAACATCATAAGGTAACAATGAAGCAGGAGTATATGTTACTGTACCTGTTAAACTAGTTGTAAACCATCCAAAGTGAGTTATTACTCTATATTTAATACTACTAGGAGTATAATTACTTGCATTTAAAGCAGACACACCAATAGATGAATATCCACTAGGCACATAGTAATTCTGGTCAGTATCAGCTATTCTCCATAATACAGGATAATATTTGTATCCACTACTATGTATAAATTGATTACCATCTAATGTTTTTTGCAATGATGGACTTTGATTATTAAATAAAGCTACATTTAATTGTTCACCTGTTTTAAATATATTTTGTACTTGATATAAGTTATACAATTGATTACTTCTAACATTTGCATAATCACGTTGAGCTAATTCAGTTAAAGAACCTGTTTCATCAATTAAATACTTTATATAAAGATTTGTACGTTCTGGCATAGATATTTGGAAAGAACCTGTACAAGTAGCTTCAGAGAAATAAGCAAACTGAATTGTGTTTTTATCAATAACTGCATTTCTACCATAAGGTCCTATTCCATTTTTCCATGTATTAAAATCATTATTATTAAAGAAATTATAGTTAGAACTATTAGTTTGTGAACCAATATATCTAGGTCTAGCATGACGAAGATATTGATAAGTAAAATCTTGTAATTCTATAGGTTCTAATACTTCAGTTAATACACTAGCACTAGTTATATAAGTTAGTTTTTGTCTAATACTTGAAGTAACAGAATTAGGAACGTTATTAATTAAAGGATCATATTCGTATTTAAATATAGATTCTGAATACGGACTTGTATTATATGGATTGAAATATATGAATGGATTAGATTGAGTAGCTACACATTCAATAGAAGCACTAGGTAATTCTCCTGTATAAAAATCACTAGCATCTGATAATTTATCTAATGGTCCAAATGGTGTTTGATGAGTTATTATATATAAAGATTGACTATAATTTCCTCCATTACTAGCTGTAAAAAATGCTGTATCAATAGATTGACTATATTCAAGATGTGTTATTGTAGGTTCATATCTTTGAATAACAGGTCTTTCAAGAAGGTGTGGTTTAATAACAATACCTGTGGATAAATTGGTTCTAGCAGGAGTAAAATCTTTAAGTGTTCTAAATAATGAATTATGAAAGAAAGATATTAAACGAATATAATCTTTATAATTGTATTTATTATTAAATTTCTTAAAGAAATCATTTTGTAATACTTGGAATTGTTGATAAGATCCTGTAGCAGGATTACCAATAATATCATCTAAATTATATGTTGAACCAAATTGAGCAATAATAGCTCTATCTATTTCATCTTGTGGAGATAAACTAGCATCAAGTAAATGTATATCTTTAGTAAGAGGAATAATAGGTTGTGCCTCAATACTTTTATTAGGCATTAATTGGTTACCATAAGTACTTCCACTTACTATTCTAATTTTATCTGTTACTGGATTGGCATATCCTGAGTTAGCGACATCAGCGTAATAGGTTTCGGTAAAAGAAACATAACTATTTTGGTTAGGAAACCCAATAAATGAAGCAGTTAATATTTGAGTTTTTTGGTCTGGATGAGTTGAATATACTTTTGTAGTTATACTATGATTATAAGTGTATAAGTTATTACCCAAAGTAAATCTAGCTGCTAAGTCCCCAAATGAAGATGTTGTAAAATTACCTTCAATTGATTCAGGATTTAATACATGAGAATCAAAAACAGATTCAGATATATAGTTAGACCATAATCTTACTTCTTGATATGAACCAGTAAATGGAGTTGCTGATGAACCATTTCCTAAAAGTAAATTATTATCATCTATATACCAACTAGCATTTTGAGTAGTTGTATATAAACTAGCACTTGTTTTATGTCCTACTTCACCATATATATTATTTTTAACATATAAATCATAATATTGAGGATCAGAAGTTTGTGTTGATCTTTTATTAGGATATCTTCTTTGAAGTAAAACACTATACCAACTAGTATCATCATTTGAACCTGTTGTAAACACAGGTATAGTAGATGAAGTAATTGAAGTACTACCTAATGTAAATTGAAAATATCCAAAATCTCCAGTTGTTCCAGCATATATAGAATCATTAGATCCAGTTTGAGTATATATTAAATCAAGTTTAAAATTTGTTGGACTAAGTAGTAATGATTGAGTTGGATAAGTGGATAATATTATGTTTGATGATGGGAAGTATGTTTTAAATCTGAATTCTATACCGTTAGGTGCTATATCATTATATCCGGTTTTGTTAAGATTTTGATCTAAATAAACCCATGGTACAACAATTTCACCAGAGTAAGATGTATCAATAGCATAAGTAAATCTATCATATTCATATTCAAATGAAGATGTTACTTTATCAACACCACCATATTCTATAGCACCCATTATTGTGGGTGGTATTCCAAATATAGTATTTAAATATTGATTAAAACGATTTGTACCTTTTGATTTAAGTAATAAAGGTAAGTTATGGTATAAACGTTTATAAATTCCTTTTTGTTGGTCTTGTCCTGATATTTGATATTGAGATGCTGTTATTAAGGTATCATATGATCCAGTATTAGGTAAGTAATTGCCATTTTCATCTACACCATACAAATATTTAAATACATTAGTACCATCTTCATCTGTATAGGTAGTAATACCCATTGATTGTAAAGCAAAGTATACTAAATCTTTAGATATACCTTGGTTTAAAGCATTTTTAGATTGATATAAATCAGATATAGCTTTAATATGAATCCAAATATCATCAAACATTTGTCCTATAGATGCTACAAATTCAAATGCTAATTCATTATCATTATTTTCAGCTATATAACCAGGTAAAGTATATAATAAATAATTTTGGTTATTATCATCATATAATGAAGCAGAGTCGTGATTACCACTATACCAAGAAACAGATTCTGAAGAAGTTATTGATTGGTTTATATATGGTTTAGTATAATTTTGTTTAGGCCATGAAAATGATGTTGATTCAAAATAAAGATATTGTTCCCAACCATCAAAACTTTGAATAGTTTTATTTATATTATTTTGATACTTTTGAGCATCTAATAATGATGATGGTGAAGTACTAGATGCTGCTGAGGCACTAGAAGAGGTAAATAATTCAATATTAGATAATTTATATTGAAATCCTTCTAGTCTGCGAGCTGCTGATGAGAAATGAACAAAGTTTTTATACTCAGTATAATCAACATTGATTGAAAAATTAGAAGCACTTAATTGACCAAGTAATTGTTGTAATTGAGGAGCAAAATCACCTTGAAAATTAGTTACTTGATTAAAATTATAATAAGGTGTTGGTCCTACTCTTAGTTGATCTAAATCTAAATCAAAATTAGGCCCACGTAATGTAGGATAAACTACAGGAATTGTATCTGGAGTGATAACTGCTTCAAATATCTGTGGATTTGAAATTTCATCAACAACATTAACTAAATTATTTGTCCTATATTTTACAGGTAATGGGTTTAGTAATTTAATTAAAACTGTTGGTACATCAACTGATGGATTTTTGCCTAAATCTAAAGCTACATTAACAGCAGGCAATAATTGGTTTTTACCAAAATTTAAATAAAATTCTTTAAAATAAGGAGTACTTTGAAATGATTGAATAAATTCATTAGTATTAGTAATAATTTCATCATTAGGAATATTATTAGTACTTAATCTTATTTCTGTTCTATCACCAGATATTTCTTTAATGAATAAACTTGGATTATAACTTTTAACTATAACAGGTCTTAAAATATTATATGTTACAACATAATCACCAAATTGTATACCTGCATTTTTTAAATCTAAAGCAGGATCAAAATTTAATTCTTGTATAGTATATGTTGTAGAAGGCTGAAAAGTACCTGGTATTGTATATCCAGTAAATGGTACTATTGAATATATATTTTTTCCTGAAGGATCAGATATATTCATTTCAACATAATCTTCAGCAGATCCAAAATTACGGACCATGTCTCTTGTCACAACTAGTTGAGACGCAGAACCCGTTAATATGTTGTTGCTTGTAGGTATTTTTTTAATAGTAGTACTCATGTTATACTAAAGTTCCTGGGTTTATTTGAGAAGTTAATAGTATTTGATTTTTTAGATTAATATTTTCTTCTCTTAATTCAGTAATTTCGTTTTGTAAATCTTCTAAAGATATACCTAAATAATCTAAACTTCTTGTTGCTAATGCTAAATGTGATTCATCAGAACCTGAAGGAGGAATATCGTAAAATAAAACATCATATTCATTAAAAAATTGAGACACAGTCATATCTGGTTGGACTGCTTTTTCATTTGATAATGAAGTAGCTAGTTGTGAAAAACTAGTATTAACTGTATTATTGAAACTTTGTAAACTATAAATAGTTTTCTGTATTTTTATTTGTTCACTCATTATTCAACAGTTTGTAATACTTTGAAATAATAATCATCATCATAAATGTAAGTACCACCGTCAATAGTAGTTTTAATTTGTATTTTATAATAACGATCAGGCTCTAAACCATTCATATATAATCTAAAATAACTACTAGTTGTATCAGCACTTAATTTAGTTGCTACATTATCAAAATCAATTACTTTTAAATTTGAATTTAAATCTATAATTGAATAATAAGAAGATATTGGTAATAATTTATTGTATATATATAATGATTGTTGAGAGTAATTACGTTGTGGATATTTTTCTCTAGCATACACTCTAAACTTTACATATTCATTATCATAAAAAATATTCTTATTATTAGAAACAGATATATTTATTTCTTCGTTGGATACAAAAGGAGTAGAACCAGTATTAAATGTACTATCATCCCATTTAAATTCCAAACATGGAGGATAAATAGTGTTAGTATCTCTAGAAAAGAAATTAAATGTGTAAATGTAATTATAGTTAAATTCAAATGAACCAGTATTTGCTGAGGTTGAGGTATCATTCATTATAATGAATCCATTATTTTGAATAACACTAGATGTATACCATCCTATAAATTTAGTAACATCAAGATTAATATCTTTAGTTGAAAAGTAATCAAATGATTGAGTTACTGAAGAAGTATACCAGTTAGCTCCTCCGTAGTTAGATCCATAAAAAGATGAGGTTACGTTTGTTGGTAAACCATACATAGTCCAAGAATCTGTTTGGTTTGAATTTCTATATTTCCAACTCGCACCATCACTAGTTTCAGGAATGTTATTAAAACGTCCTGTACCCATATCCCAACTTTCGTATACTGGGTGTAATTCAATATTAAAATCAGCTGGTATACCTTCTACGTGGGCATTATATACTTTTAAAGAAGCAGTGAAGTTAGCGCCTGATTTGGATACAGCTTCTGCTATATCAGCATTGTCAAATTTAATTAATATACGACTAGTTGAAGATGAGGGATAAAGATATGGAGCGTTTTTAGATAAATCTAAAATTGAGTCCAACCCTGCGTTTAAGGTCTCATAGTCTGTATAAATTGTAGTATCCTGTGATGGAAATATTTTAAAAACACCCATTTATATTAGTATTATTCTAGTATAAATATGGAATGTTTATAAAATTTAAGCTAGTAAAGCGTAGTATTCCTTAAAATGTTTAGTACGATCAGCTAAACCAATAGTACCGCCATTAACACGTTTAGTTATTTCGGTAACAACAGCATCAGTAGCACCTTTATCAGCAATTTTATGTAAATTATTTTTATGAAAAAACCAACCAGCTGACATTAATGGATATTTAGTAGCTACTAAGTCTGGATTTTCGAGAATATTTTCAGTTACAACAGTATCAAATGCTTTATAATTATCTTTACCTGTTAATTGAATATATCCACGTCCTCTAAATTTCCATCCTTCACCTGATGTTTTATCACCATTACCCATACGACCAGCATATACTATGTTAGCTATTTTTTCTGGTTTACGCTCATATAAAAGAGCTATTTCGTTTGTTGGGAAATATTTTTTAAAGATGCTATTTAAACCTTTAGCACCATAATTTAAATTTTCATTTACTAATTTGAATCCACCGGATTCATGTCCTGCTTGAGCAAGAAAATGAGCTAAACGTAATGGTGTGTTTAACTCGAATTTATTAATTGTATCTGGAAGTTGTGTGATTACTGATTCAGGAATGTGTCCTTTTAATTTGTCTAGATTCATTACTTTTTAGTTTTTAATTTATAATAAATTTGAACACATAACCAAACTATAGAAGCTATATAAAAAACACCTGTAATCACAGGATTAAAAACTTGGAAAAAGCTATTTAAAGCGGCTAAACATGTTGTTACTAAACCAAGTGTATTAGCTTCGGGAGAGTTTACCATAGTTGTGATAAATTTAGGCATACTTTTAATAAGTTACTATGCGGCCATAAATATCTGTATCTGGGTATCTCACTTCAAAAATACATGGATCTATTGAAGGGTATATAACTCCTTGTTTTGTTGCGGCTTGAATATCATACCCATATGAAGAATAATTACCACTAGCTAAATTAATAATATTAACGTTAATTACTGATTGGACTCCTTTAATAGCTCCTATTAGATTATATATATCCGAATATATTATTGGTTGGTTGATTTGCCATTTAGATATATCAAAATAATCTTTTAGAGCACTAATACAACTAGTTAATACATCTTGTGAGTTATAAGCTGGTAAAACTGATATGTCAAAATTTACTTTTATATTAACATAGTATGCATCCTTAATTAATACTGCATCACTCATCATTTTATTATATGATAAGTATGTTTTTAAATTTTGTTTAATTACATTAGAAGCTGTAGTTAATTTACCATCAATATTAGTTGATAAAATATATACTGAAAGTGCTAATGGGTTATTATTTATAAAATTTTGTTTGTCTATATCATTAGCTACTAAATAATCTTGTGTTACATAAGCTTTACTTATATAACCAAATTTAGCAGGCATAGAAAGTGTTCTAACTAAATAATCAGCCTTAGTTACATTTCTATTTTGAGTTGGAAAATTAGCTAATGCTTGTAAACGAATTTGTTCTGTTGTTTCTCCAGGTCCACCTCCTGATGAAGGAGTATCATTATTAAATCTAACTGATCCTGATATTAAATTAACAAGTGTAGTATTTAAATTATATGAATTTATTGTTGTAGGAACATTTACATTTAATCCAATATCGTCTGTTGGTAAATTTGCTTCAATACCTCCACCTACTAAATAAGTTACGGTCAGAGTAGTATTTGAAGGTGCTATACCATATTCATTTGTATATTGAAAGTTAGATGGATCATAAGCCATATTTAATTTACTAATTCCATCTACTAAACCTAAACCAACATTATCAGGATTTGGAATAATAACTTCATCAGGTGATGAAGAAACACCACTACCAAATTCTAACATTAAATTATTATCATCATCAAAACGAGTAGCAAAACGTCTTTGTACTTTTTTTACACGTAATAAAAAACGAGCACTATCATCATCATTATAATAATTAGGTTCGTTTGTTGGTATATTTAAAGATTCATCAAATATTGTATCTTGAGCTAAATAAGGAACTTCATACCATTGATTATTATCACTATCAACAACATCAATTACTTCAATAATATTTGAATCATTAATTGTAACCACAGGAAACTGTTCAGGAATAGAAAAAGTAAAAGATGCAGTTTTCATTTGTCCTGATATAGCTTCTACTTGTTTTTTAAGTAGATAATATTGTGGATTAGAGGTATTAGTATAGTATTGATATATAGTAACATCTGTTGGGTCAAATGAAGATGAATGATGAAAATCAACTGAATCTTGAGTAACAAATGTTATGTTTGGTTTTGATATTGATTTAACAGTAGCATTTTTTTCAATTCTTAAAGCATATCTATAGTCTGGATTGTAATTAGGAAAACCATCAGATGGTACTAATTGATAAGAGTTTAATGTTACTGATGATGCTGTTATTACTTTTGGTCTATATCCTAAAGCATAAGCTAAAGCTATAATGTTTTTTCTCTCTTGGGCATATAATAATAATGTCTCTTGTAATTGAGTATCAGTATAAAATGATAAAACATCACCTACATAAGCAGCCATTTCAATAAACATATTACCAGGAGCAGATGGACTGAAATCCATATAGCTGTTTTGGAAATAGGTTCTAGCATAATTAATTAAGTCTGACTTTAATGTGCTAAAGTCTTTATCGAAATATTTTATATCGGGTGTATTTGCCATTATTGTTTGGTTAAGTCATTTGTTGAAACATTTATAACTAAATTATCATCTTGATTATTTATAGAATAATCTAAAACTATATTAACTGCATTTTCATCAGAAAATTTTTTAACTCCTATATTCTTAATAATAATATTAGGTACATAAGCGTATATTTCTTGCTCTAATCTAGCTGCTACATTATCAAAATCTGTGTCTGGTTGGAAAAGAGATGCTCTTAAGTTTCCACCAAATGTAGGATTAAAAAGACGCTCACCTTTATCAGTTAATATATAATTGATTAAATTTGATTTTACTTGGTCTTTAGTAGTGAATGTTTGATTAAAAACATTAGTACCATTATTAAATAAAACACTAATACCTATACCTCTAGGTTGTCCTACATCTTGAGGATTAAGTTTATATGTTGGTCTATTTAACATTATATTTGTCCTTTTTCTTTCATTGTTTTCATTAATCCACTAAAGTTAGGTACTACATCAATTTTAACAGCGTTAATATCTCCTGCGGGTCTAGTATTAGCTAACATTTGATCTACACTTTCAACTACCATAGGTTCAGTTGAGTGACCATATTCTCCCATTGATGGGTTGAAGCCTTGAGCCATATGTGATTGACCATCAAGTACTGAACGCCATTCTCCACCCTGTGCTGTTTCATTTAATATATCATTTAATACACTATTATTAGTAAATGATGAAGGTTTAACAGGTTGTTTATAAGCAGCTGGTTTGATTGAATCAACTAGTGAATTTTTCATAGTAGGTTTTTTAGTTTCTACTACAGTTTGTTTAGGAGTTGGTGCTTCAAGCAATAATCCTAACTCTTCTCTTACCACTTGTTGTACTTCTTCGCGTACAACTTTACGTAGTAATTTAATAAATGTATCCGCTTTCATAGTTATAAATATTTTATTATCCTAATATTTGTTTAAGTTCATTAATTAATTCATCAGCTTTGCGAGTTTTACTAGGAGCTGTTTGAGTTATTTTAAGTTTAGTAAATTTATCATAAGCTATAGCTTGTAATGCTCCTGAAAGTGTAGTTTCTACTTTAATTATATATTCTTTATTTCCGTCAGTATATTCAATTTCTGAAGGAATTATTGATTCTTTTATGGTTGTACTTAATGAAATTAATGGAGTTTGAGAAGTATTAGATATTGTTAGACTTAATGTATCTAATTTAATCTTAATAGCGTTAATCATTTTTTGGAATATACCTAATATAGTTTGGATAAATCCAATCATTAATATATAATTATTTATTTTATCTTCCAACTCTTTTCCATAATCACTATCAATTCTATCAGCTACTGTGTATGTTGATGCTGCTGGTTTAGCAGGAGAAGGGCTAGCTAGATCTGCTGATGCGGCTAATGCTTGGGCTTGTAATTTCTTTTTATTAATGGCTAATTTTAATTTAAGAGCAACTAAACCTGTTTTAAGTATTTTAAGTACTACAAGTATAGAATCAACTATTGTTTTAAGTATTTTGATAAGTTTTTTTAAATTACTAACTTTACGATCAAAATCTTTTTTAAATTGATCATAATTACCAGGATTTCTAGGAACAAAAGTTATAGCACCATTTACTACTTCAACTCGGCCTTTATCTTTTAATTTACGTTTTGTATCGTTTATTATTTTATTTAATATAGCGTTGGCTGATTTTTCAGCTTTGATAAATTTAGTTAATAGAGGTAAAATTATACCTACTATAGCTTTTTTAGCATCTGATGGACTAGTATTAGCTTCTTCTTTTATAAAGTTAGTTTTATCATCAAGTGATTTTTTTAAATTATCAGCTTTAGCTTGTTGTTGACCTTTAATTTTATCTATACTGGATGATATTTTTGTTTGATCGACCATTATATTGTAAATGATTTTTCTGATTTGAAATTATCAATATTAATCTTAATTTGTTGTATTCTTCCTTTTAAATAAGCAGTTGCCGGTTGTAACATTACAGCCATTAATGGTCCAGGTACAACAGCTGCTGCTTGAACTAAATCACTATATGTAGATAAAGTATCTAACAAATCAGTTAGTAATAAATCTAATTGTTCTCCTTTTACTATAGGTTCAGGTACTCCATATCTTTCTAATCCAAGTTGTATTTTAGGAGCATTAACTAAAAACATATTTTGCTCATTATCACTATCTATACTACCAACATCAATAGTTACTTTATCACCTGCTGATAGATTAATATAACGTTGAGAATTAAGATATATATCATTAGAACGAGCATTAAGTACTAATCGTCCTGATGATAATACAACTTGTTCTCCTTTATATGTTTTTATATCGTTTGTAGCCATTATTTATTAATATTACTTACATGAAGATGATTGTAGTGATCTTTTGTTTGCCATAATACAGCTTTGCTAAAACCACTTTCTGTATTCCATTTATAACCTAATTGTACAAGAGCATCTTTAAGTTTATCTCCTAATTTCCTAAACTCAGGACTACCATAACTAAATCCTAAATTAAGTATAGCTATATCAACTCCTGTACCATTCATATGTCTACTTGTAGTACCAGATTTTGTGGTTTCATTATGTCCTGTTTTAGCGGTAGTTATAGTAATTACTATTCCTACTGCTTTAGAAGCGGTAGCTAAATCTTTTACTAAACCAGGATTAATGTAACCATTTTTCCAATCATTTAAAGCACCACCTGATGAGAATTTAACGTATGTAGAAATTTCATTAAGACTAACATCTGATAAATTATATACTGTTGGAGTATCATTAGTTGTAATAGTTGTAGATTTGATAATTCCTTTATTAGTTAAATCAACAATATTTTCATTTAATCTTGGATCTTCAGCATATATAGCTTCAAAAATTTGTAAACCAGTATCTTCAACAGCTGGTAAGAAATTGGCTTCATAAATATCTTCTTCTATTTCTTTAAATGTTTTAGATACAGGAGGAGTTGGTTGAGGTGTAGTTGAAGGAGTAGGAGTTATATTTATTAAAGTTTGAGATAATGTAGGAGATGGTGTATTATTTTGATTTGGTTGTATAATATTTGAATCTTGAGGTTGGAATATTGAATACTGATTAGTATTAGGTATGTTAACTTCAACAGGTTCACTATTTTCATTCATTATACCTATAAATGATGAGTTGGTATTAGGATTTATATCAACGTTTCCGGTATATCCATCTTCATTAAGTTGTTTAGTAATGTCTTCTTGTTTAGATCCAAAAATATATTTTCCAGTTTTAGTAAGTAAAATACCTCCTCCATCCTCAGATTGTATTGAGAAATCAGTTAGATCTTGTTTTGAAAAATATTTATTATCCATATTATACTAAATCAGGTTGTGGTGGATAAAATTGATGACCATCATAAAAACCAAAATATTTACCTTCATATACTAAATTTTCTCTTATAGATTCTTGAGTATAATTAACAAATACATATTTTTTTGTATATATTAAAACATTATTGTTATATATATCTGCTTCCCAAGTTTCATAATTTAATGAAATTTTAAATGTATAATTAGAAAGAGGAGGAGATTGAGGAGCAGGTGAAGGTTGGGGTGTTATAGAAGTAGGAACTATAACTACTGAAGGTGAAGGTAAAGGTCGTTGAGCTGCATCAACTGTTGTTTGTTCTAACACAGGTGAATTAAATGGTATTCCTACTTCAGCCTTATTAATATTAATATTAGTAACATTATCTTCAGGTGGGTTACTAAATTCATAAGCTGTTTTTTCAATTTTATTTTGTTCAACAGTTTGCCAAATACCTATCGGATCTAAATAATAAGCTGTCTTAGCATATTGTCCACCATTAACACTAATATCAGTATTTGGTCCTCTTAATAAAGGAACTATATAATCAATACCAGGTAGTTGTATTTTATTTTTATATAAAGGAAGTGCTTTACCTGGATGGTTTACAACTACATTATCTTCAATAATATTATATATTATTTCTTTAGTTGTTGGATTAACAGCCGCTACAACACCATATTGAAATACAGATGATGGAGCTAGACTAGATAAACTATTTGAGTTTATTGATAACCCATTATGTGTTTTTTTAGTGGTAGTACCTGTCCGTATAGTATTTTCCTTACCCATTATTTATTTTCAATTTGTTTAACACTAACAGCGTTTATTTCTTGAAATAATAATTCTTTATCACGTTCACTCAACATACCATCATCGCCTCCTTGATTAGGAGCTGTCATAGCACGTTGAACAATACCTGCCATTTTAATTAAAGCGTCATCATTTTTGATAGCTAATTCCATATATTCTTTTAATAAAGGAACAAGCATCATTGCGTCACCTGGTTCCTGTATCATAGGTTTCAGTTGGTCAATTAATGCTTTAATTTCTTTCTCCTTACGGCCTGCGTTCTTATATATATCTTCAAGTAGGCTTGAGAAAGTCTTGTCCTTAAATAAAACTTGATTAAAATCCATATTGGGGTTTGATATAAATATGGAAGGTAGAAAGAGTTAGATTGATAACGTTATACGTCCGTGTTCATAATATTCGTTATATTTTTTAACATATATTATTTTCAAACGTTTAATTATCTTAGTTATCTGAGGTGTAGATGATTCTGTCATTTCTTTAACGTAGATATATAGTGCTTTTTTATTAAATATATCTAAATTTTCACTTTTACGAAATAATTCTATTATTGCATCTGCTATACGAGCATCATTTGCTTTAGGAAATAATTCAAATAAATTAGCGTCTACATACTTAGTAAATTGCTTCATATATGAAGGCATTTCATCAACATACACTTCTTTACCATTATTAGTTAAATCTATGAATATTGATTTATCTTCATCTATTGCTTCAACAGGTGCTTTATCTTTTAGTTTCTTATAGTTCGCATTATTATATAAAATAAGGTAACGTTTAGCAATAGTACCAAAATAAGAAAAAGCTTTTCCTTTGTTTTGGTTATATAAGTGTAATTTTTCGAGGAGGAAAGCGACAACTTCATGCTGTAACTCAGGGATTGTATCGACCTCTGTATAATAAAACTTAAAAGTATGAATGATATTTTCAGCCAGTTTATGAAATGAATAATTAATTTTTTCATTGAATATCTGATTTCGTTTAGTCGGATCTTTAGTTATTAAATACTCAATAATAGCATCCTCAGTTTCCTGAGTGAAGTATATATTGGCTTTTTTTGGTTTACGTTTACGTACAGTACCTTTCTTAGTCAGTTCAATTACTTCTTCTTCTTTCATTATGTCTAATTCTTAAGGTAATGGTTTAATGAGTCTTGTATAGCCTTTAAACTCTTAAAAAAGAATCCAATTTGATCATCAGATTTAAAAGCTTCAGTTAATTCAACTGCATTAAGTTGTTTATTTGATTCATCAACAATAGCGGCTACACTATCAATAATTATTTTTTGTTGAGTAGCTATTTGTTCTAATCTAACTACTTTTTGATTTAAATTCCAAATGATGTAACCAACTATAGTGGCTACCCATAAAACGATTGATATAATTCCTAGTATCATATATTTTTCATTAGTTCGGCTAAAGCAGGATTAGTCATTTTCTTTAATGCTTTTTGCTTAATAGCCGAGTTATTTTTATTTAAATTAAATGTTGATTCTTTTTTAACTTCGGTTTTTTTTTCACCGGTTAATTTAGGTAACCATTCTCTTTCAAATTCAACTCTAGCAGCCAACATATCAGCCTGATGTAATACTAACATAATTGCTGTTCTAGGTTTAGTTTCTGGAGCGAATGAGTGTAAGTATGATTTGTTAGCTTCATCATATAAACCATCATGAGTTCTGATAGCTAAGAATTCATTTTTAGTATATGGAATACCATTTTCTTGTAATAGAAATAAACCGCGATCAGGTACAGTCATGTATTCAAGACGATCATTAAACATATAAGTTTCATTTAACTTATCTCGTCTCCATTGATCAGTTTGTTCAATATATGAAGCATGTTGTTCATCTCCGAATTTGCCTAAGTCATGATTGATAGCTGAGAATATGAGTTCTTCAGTTGTATAAGTATCAGTCATTCCAAATCCACGCCACACAGCGTCTAATTGTAAAGCAGCCTCAACAACTCGATTCACATGGTCAATATAACCACCTGGGAAGCAATTATGATATTGAGATTTATGAGATGCAGGCATCATCATAAAACGTTCTTCATGTCTAAGATAGAATTCTTTAAGATTTTCACCTCGTTCACCTGGAATGTAGGTATCAATGTTATGTAAAAACTTAGTCCAATTTGATTGAATCATTTCAGCTACCAGCATAATTAATCTTGTTGTTCGTTATTTATTAATTGTCTAATTTCTTCAACTTTTTCTTTCATTACAACTACCATGTCTTTAGCAACATTAATATTAAAAGCAGGATCTAGAAATCTAGATGCAAATCCAGTTAACATATTCTCTAATTGATCTAATTTTTTGTCTGCGGCTTGTTTATATCTCATTTTATATATTGTTTTATGATACCTACTAAATGTGGTATGGTATCGAATGTACGTAATGTATCTGACGTTTCCAACTTTGTCTCTCCAACTATAGTAATAACTTTTTTTCCTAAATCAATAAACACTATTGGATATAGGTCTGTTTTAAATTTTTGTTCTACAGCTGTTGAGAAATCATTATGCTCATCAGCATCAATATTAGTATAGGTTATTCCTTTCCCGTCTAACTCGCTCTTCAACCAACTGCAATAATCACAGTCACGTAATGTCAATAACCTAACTCCTACTTCCTCCTTTTCTCCTATTTCACTCATTATTTACTTATTTAGTGCTTCAAAAAAATATGGAAAAAATCTTGGGATTCCAAACTCCTTATAGCGGTCATCCAAATTATTCCAACGGCCTTTACCCGGGCTTTAACGGTTAAATTGTCACTATATAAATATATATAACTCATAAGAGATAGCCGTTTAAAGCGGTGATATGGTGTATTTATCGCCCAATTTTTTCACAGTGTCGATAGCATCTTTGGAGTGCATATAAAACATTTCTCTATTGTTCGCGACTCGAACAGCATCTAAATGTTCATGAAGTTCTTGTTCAAGTTTATAAGAGTTAAAACATTTAAAAGAAAAAACAGGTACCCATGGTGTAGGAACACCTGTTGCACCTGAAATTTCTTTTGCTCGTTCTTCTACTTCACGAATTGTCATTCCTATTTTAACCATATCTGGCATTGACTTATTTACAAGAACATAAACATACTCGGTAGGAACCATATTGCCATCTCTATCTAAGGGGCTATCCTGGTAATAATTTACTAACTCCCAACCCGGACTATCCGGATCAGGAGTTAAAGTAAAGGCAACTGCTTTTCTACAAACTTGCTCTGAGGTTAACATACTTGGATCTAACCATTTATAAAAGTGAGCATCTTCTGTTGTTATTCTTTTTAAGGATTGCATGGTTTAAGTTTTTCTCCTGTAGTTGGATTACCATATATCTTAATATCATTTTGATCAACCGTTCTAACTTCTCCTGTGTTATAAAATCTAATTATAAATTGTGGGTTTGAATGAATTGAACCTGCAACCATAAACAACGCTACTCCATAACCTAAAGGTGTTTCAACATCGAACGGGTTTTCAATTTCATGAATTGTCTGTGTCATAATTATTTAGTTATATATTTAACTAATTCTTTATTCAACATCATCAATTTAAATTTGTTTGGATTACTATTATAAATCGATTTAACCATATTATAACTTACATCCGTAGCAAATATTTTCTCGGTAACAATCTTACTTATACGTTCTATAAGTGGTTTTTCAATCGCATTTTCTTTAGAATAGAACTCTAAATAGTTAGACAATCTAGTACCTAATGTAGCGGCAATATCGGCTCTATATTCTTTATCTTTACCAACTAAACTCTTAAGTGTATTAGTTACATACTGTTCATCTTGTGTTAAGATATTTTCTGGTGAAATCATCTTATCCAATTTATTATTAATGAACATTGTAAACAAAGTACTAAACTCATTACCAACACTACCTTCTCCAATCATCTGAATCAACGGTAACGATTCTTCAAAACTTTTAATTGAACTAATACTATTAAAGAACATACTAACACTTCTACTATTAACTTGTTTAGTAACTAGTTCTGGATGCATCAACATAAAGTTAATACAACGACCATCTAACTTATTTTCTTCAGCCCACTTACCCCAACATTTAAGATCAAACTTTAAATTAACACTAATGAACCTTGTTTTTTGAGCGTTATCAATACTATTAACTAAATAATCTCCATTATCAGGATTTGATGTAAGAATAATATGCCAATCTTTAGGTAGTTTCCAACTTATATATTGTTGTCTATCTATTAACTCCATTACAGCTTGAATAAACCTCATATCAGCTCTATTCCAGTCATCCAATAATAGAATACCACCATTTGTTTTACCACTAATCCATTCAGGTGGACAATAACTCATACGATTCAAACCAGTTGATTCAAATCCTTTCTTACGGTAGTCTTCAACTGAATTCTCATCTACCCATTCAGATGTTTTTTTATCTTTCATTTCAAATTGACGGATTGGAAAACCAACCAAGTCACCTATTTCTTCAATTTGTGCTAAGTTCAATTTAACAAAATTTAAACCTAACTCATCTGCTAATTGAATAATAGATGATGTTTTACCAATACCCGAATCACCTACTACCTCGGTACTAACCATAGGCTTTTTATTTTCTTGTAGGTAACGGTTGTTGTCAATAATGTGTTTTAGAAAATCTTTTAATTCATGTACATTCAATGATACTGATGCGTTTGTGGTTGTTGTTTTACTTTTTGCCATTACTTTATTTTTTATTTATACTTTAATTTAGTTTATTTATTGAGGTCACTTATGAATTAATTTGTATTTTAGCTCCAGGCAATTCATTATTAATACTTCGTCCTGAACAATGAACCCATAATGTAGGCTTACAAGGTGTTGATCTAACTGAACACTCCCCATCTGTTAAATAAATTAAGTTTTGATATTTATCTTTATTATCCCATAAATAATCAAGTACTGGTTCATAACTTGTTCCACCTCTACCTGTTACTTCTAAAGCCTCTTCAATTTTACCTTTATATTCATAAACACGACCAATTGAAGCATCACATTCAACAACAGTTACTTGTGTACCTGTCTTCCAAATATGATATATTTCACTTAAAAATTCCTTCAAATCATCTTTACTAACTGATCCTGATGTGTCAATAGCAACTAATGTATTTTTCTTTTGTTTAATCTTAAGAGCTGGATTACCATAAAAACGTTTATTTGGTTTACGTCTTGTTTTCTTAGTATATACTTTAGATGCCATACCATTAAAACGTCTTAGATAAGCTCTCCAATCAATAACTGCTTCTTCACTTACATATAAGCTATCAATTAATTCTTTTAATTCACCTGGTATATGTCCTCTTTGTTTTTGTACTTGTTCAGCAACGTCTTTAAGTTGATATTCAATTTGCTTCTCCATTAACTTCTTTTCTGCTTCATCCATACCCTCAAATTGTTTCCAAAACTCATGAGACGCTTTAATAGTTACTTTAGTACCATCCCCTAATGTTATTTCTCCTTGCATACCACCATTATTAGCTTCTTTCATAGCATCTAACATTTTACAAACATCTCCATCTGGGTTGTCTTTACATTCTTTTAAAAGTAATTCATAATACTTTCTAGTACCTGCTTTTAAAGGCATTTTCAATTCTTTAAATGGAGAGTTAGTTATTTCTAAACCATCCCATGTTTCATCTTTGTATTCGTCTTGAATATATTGATTTATTTCAATATCAGCAGCTACATTCAATAATGTTTTGTCTTCAAACTCATCAAACATATAAAGGTGTTTAAATGCAATATGTAACAATTCATGTTTCAAAACAGCTACTTTACATTTATCACTTATTGTATCCCAAAATTTAGGACTAATAACTAACTTAGTATTAATACCATCTCTAGCTACACATGCAGTTGAAACAGCATCATTTATTTCTTTATTAAGACCAATTAAAAACAAACCATAAAACGGTTCTTTAAACATTAATGTTTTTGAGTGTTTTGCTATTTCACTGTGCATGTCTGATATCATATATTATAATTTTATTTTAAATTAATTATTTAACCTCGGTCGAGAAAACAACATCCACAATTGCTTCAGCGGCTGAATTGCTTAATTTGAATTCACGATTAATATTATCCAATAAAAACTTTCTAACAATATCACCTTCTTTACCCGTTTTAAAATTCAGTCTCAACCCAGTACCAAACGACTTCCAATCACGTTCCCACACTATACCCTTAGTTCTTAGTAGTTTTAAAAGTCCTTTAAGGTTGGAATTATTATTTGTGTAATAACTAGGTCTGAACTTAGTTGTATGAAACATTTCATTTAATAAAAATGCTATTGTTAATAATGTTGATTGATTTAAAACCAAATTAGACATCATTTCAAAACCTAACTTAACATTAGATTCATCTTTACTAAATAACATATCACGAAGTGTTTGAAGATATTCATCATCCAATTCAATTCCTTCTTTATTTAATTCAACAAACAATTCTTCATCAAAAATAAATTTGACATCACCATTAATAATCCTATCAACTTGTTTATCTATTAATGTTACTAATTCAACTAATTTATTTTCTCTATATGTTTGAAAAATAATCCCTTCAGTTGTATGTGTATTACTATCAAATAAATCTTTACTTCCTGGTTGTTTTTTATTTAATGAATTCCAATCAACAATTTTCATTCTACTTTCATCTATATAAGCAACATTGTTTTTATCAGTACTACTATATATAATATTTTCATTTGCTGGGCTATTATTATTTAATTCAAAAATTGTTTTAGCGTGTTTAACAATAAAATCTTCATTAATAAATAAGTGGTTACTAAAATGTAATTTTTTAACTATATCATTAAAGTATCCTTTATTTATTATAATAATATCCGCACTATCTACTTTAGACGTTTTCTTAAAATTATTGTCTTTAATATATTCTTTTAATTTGAATCGTGGTATTTCACTTGCTCTAGATGCATATACAATACTATTCTTCTTTATATTTTCGGGTTTACTATTATTAATTACTTTAAAAGCTTTTTTAAATTTAACACTGTCTGTACTATTAATGAAAAAATCATCATTTCCCCAATATTGTGCTGGTTTAAACCCTACACCATTTGTAGTTTTATTTGGTTTATAACTACTCCATTCTCCAAAATAAACTGATGTTATTCTATTTAACATATTAATTATTTTTTATAGTTGAGTGATTAAAAAGTATACTTGATAAAATATTCAATCCTATTGCTTGCCAAAAACTAATTGTTGGCAAATGAAATAATTCAGGTATCAACCAATTCCAAAGTAACATAAGTGGATAACCTAAAATAACTGCTATTATACAAAGTAAACCTATAAATTCTATTATTGTCTTAATCATATCTTTTATTTTATTTAATTTAATTAATTAATTGAGGTTAAAATTATTCGGCATCATCATCTTCTGCCCTTGTAATTGTGCCGTAATATATTCCGTCGTTTTGTAATTCATAATTGAATTGCATATTCACATCCCCATTTCTATTCTTAATGAAATTCATATATGTGCCACCACCATCACGATCACTTCTTCTTCTCATTTCCATCATTGCGTCTGTCATGTGTTTCAATTTATTTGAACCTACAAACTCACCTGATTTAGTTACTTGTTGAATTAATAAAAACGATGTGAACAAATCTTTATCATTTTCACCTTTATTATTCTTGATACACATATCAACTAACCATGATTCGGCTTGTTTTCTATCCCATTTATTGTCGTCACGTACACCTTCTATTATTTCAGCAATTGAATCTATTAATATACAATCCCAACCCATAGTCATAACTTTTTCAATTACGTCCTTTGTGTTGTGTTCTAAATAATCAGCCATAAACAATGTCTGAATGTTTCCGAATTGTGGAAAACGTTGTGTGTATTTGAACATTTGTTTTTTACCCATTTCACCTGAAATGAATAAACATTTTCTACCTTTATTATTAATTGAAGCTAATAAATCTAATAGTACAGTTGTTTTACCTACACCTGGATCACCTATACACATAATATTAGTTGCACATGGAACACCACCTTCGTGTGAAATTAAATCATCAATTGCCATTCCACTTTTCATAGTTTCCATCATCCTAGGATCAATATCCAAACGATTCAACTTAACGATGTCTAAACTAAGTGGAGTTGAAATAGAAACATTAAAATTAGCTACTTGATTTTTTGATGGTCTACCTCTTTTTTTCTTAATTGTGTTCATATACTTAATTTTTATTTATATCTAAATTTATTAAACTAATCGCGGTCAATTATTTCTTTTTACTTAACAAACTATACATTAACAAAATCCATAATATTATAATCACCATATATCTTAATTTCTTATATAATAAAGATAG